AGAGTTTAGGCTTGCTTTGCAGAATGAGCAGTTAGTGGAAGCGCTAGAGGGGGCCACTGTTTTGAATGTCTACCTGCTTAACAAGCTTGGGGGCCAGCTTACGGTAGACAAGGACGAAATGGCGCGGGTCTGCAAAGAGTTCTCACGAATCGCCTACGGAGTCTCTGATGGGTCTATTATTATTAAGCTATGCTCGACTCCGGAAAAGGAGGTTGCCTATGACAAGTCTAGTTTCTAGTCCGTCTGATGTGGAATTTGCGACCGTCGTATCCGAGCTTCGCCCCCTCCTGGTCCGGAGGGCTGCGGGCATGGTGCGGGACTGCGGCGATCCTGAAGACGTAGTCCAGCAAGCCCTGGCAGACTGCTATGCCGCATTAGAGCGGTACGACCCTAGCCAGGCGCAGCTTAATACGTGGATCACAGAGCAGGTAGACCGCCGGGCGTCGAATGCCATTCGTGACTACCTGAACCGGCAACGACTAGAAGCGCAGCCGGAGGGCTTTGATGACACAGTCGAGCAAGCGCCGGACGTAAAGCGGGCGCAGCGCAAGCTAGGGCTAGATAAGGAAAAGAGCGAAGCTGCATACATGCCGGATCTAGACTCGGGTATTGATCTCAAGTCGGCGTTGCTGGCTCTGCCAGCGTTTCAACGCGAAGTCGTCCTAGCAGTGCATGTCGAAGGCTATAGCACCTATGAGTACGCCGATAAGCTAGGGGTTGACAGAGGCAAGGTGAAGAGAGCTTTAGCAACCGGGCTAGAATCTATGCGTGACTATCTAGAGAGGGAAGACGGATAAAAACAGGGAGGGGGTTATATGCATAGCTAATAAGAGTACCCCCCGCTTACGCTTATTATACACGTCAGAAGGGAATTTAGGTCGGGCAAACATGGACTCAAGTGAAAAAAATATATCTGAGAATACCCAGCCTATTTTTTTGCCTGGCGTGTATAATATTATGTAACGCGATAGAATACAATATAACGTGAGGTCAAAGAATGCGAGGGTTATACGTCCTCCCCCTGGAGTGGCAGACGAAGACAATGCAGGAAGCAATGGAGTGGGCCACAGACGAAGTCCTGCGGCTCGATGCGGAAGTGACCGAGCTGACTGAGAAGTTAAAGAAGACGGAGGCTGAGCTTGAAAAATTACGAACACGAAGGATCGAAGCCCCGCAGGAAGTACGCGCCTAGCCAGCCGATGCCGGAGCGGTGGGACTCTCTGTACCTTCTGATGCAATACCTTGGCGACAGGGGGCTTAGCGCAGAGTTAGCCATAGCTAACGGCTGGTACCAGTCGAAATCGGCGGAGGACGACCATGTGCGGATTGTGATTCCGTGCAGCCATAGCAACGGGCGGGTCTATTGGCAAGCTAGGGCCGTGGACCCGAAGGTAGAGAAGCGGTACCAAAGCCCCCCGTATTCGGCCGAAGGCGCATTTGTCCTTGTGTGGCCTGAAGCCGCGCCTAGGGGGGTCGTCTTAGTAGAAGGCCCGATGGACGCACTGGCAGCGGCAGAGTGCGGCTACGCTGGAGTCGCAGCGATGGGCAACAGGCCCGGAGCGAATCTGTTGCAGAACGTCTTGAACCAGTTTCCGGGGCAGCCGATTACCGTAGTCCCTGACACAGACGCTATCAGAGCCGGAGCCGTAACGGTCGGGCGGTTAGCCCTGCTAGGTGCCAGAGCGCGGCTCGTATTCCCAGTCGGGGCCAAAGACCTTAGCAGGATGCCAGAGCTAGCTAGGAGGCAGTTACTTGGAAGTTGAAGCCACAGCCGAGCCAAAGGCAAAGAAGCCTAAAAAGCCCAAGGCCCCTAGCTTGGCTGTCCAAGCTCTGACGCCGGAGACGATGTCCGAGGCTGGAGAACAGCGGGACCTCTGCAAAAAGTGCGGCTTGTTTTCTCCGACGATTCAGCGGCCTTACGTCCCTGGCGGGTATACCGGGAAGCTGCTAGTTGTTCTAGGTTCGGCCCCTAATAGCGACGAGCGGCAACTTTTGAGGCAGGTCACGAGGGAAGCGGGGTATTCGGTTCAGGACGTAGCTCTGACGTATGCCGTTCGGTGTCCGGTCGAAGACGAACCAAGTATGAACCAGATTCGTTGCTGCCGTCCGTTCGTAGCTAGAACGGTCACTGGCTTGAACCCGCAACAGATCATCGCTATGGGGCCGAGCGCGGCCCGGTCATTATCGAACGATGGCAAGGCTACGAATATAACGAAGATGCGCGGTCGGCCTCTACGGATCGCGGGAACGGAGAAACAAGCCTGGGCCACATATGCCCCTAGGGCGGTCCTGCTAGGGGGGTCTAGCTATCTTCCGAGGATCAAAGAAGACTTCGAGCGAGCGAGTAAGCCGTTACTGCCTAGGCCAGTCAATGGCTACCCTGACGCCGGGTTTATCGCCATAGACACAGAGTATGCCCCCGATAAGACGCTACTGACGGTGGGTATAGCAGACAGGCAGTCAGCGACTAGCGCGGAGCCAGACGAAGATAGCTTTTATGCTGTGCTGTCTCAGGTCGAGCAGGCTGACAACAAGACGAAGCTCATAGGGCATTCTATAAGCGGCGACATAGACAAGCTAGTAGAGCTAGGTGCGGCAAGGATAGACTGGGTCTCCGGGTACATGACGTTAGATAGCCTGTTGCTGGCTCGAATGAAAGACGAGAACCGCGGCAAGGGGGGCTACGATCTCGAAGGGCTCCTAGTCAGTGATCGCAACGTCGAACCCTGGAAGCAGGACACGGTAGCCATAAGCAAGGAAGACGCAACGCTGTGGGGCCGTGATCTCAGGAAAGAACGCTGTCGCCTAGACGCCTGGGCTAGTGCGAGGCTTGCGACAGAGCTAGTTATTGACGATGAAGTCCAGAAGATGCCGTGGAATTTCGTTCACCGGATCGCAATGTCGTTGCATCGTGTGAGACATGCCGGGGTGTATATCGACCGAAAGAAGCTGAGCGACATGGAGCTGGTTCTTTTGTTCGACAGAGAGCGGGCGCGAGACAAGCTTACAAAGCTAGCCTTTAGCCAAGGCATGACGGAGTTTATACCGACGAACGACGGGCATATCAGAGACCTTCTATTTAAGCGGCTGAAGCTGCCGGTTACGAAGAAGACGAAGACTAGCAAGCTCCCGGCGGTTGACCAGATTACCTTGAAGCAGTTCGCAGAGCGTCCGGAAGTTAAGACGCTTTTAGAGTTCAATAAGGCCGACAAAGCCTATACGACGAATATCCTGGGGGTCAAAGACCTCGTACAAGCGCAGCCAGACGGCAGGCTGTGGTTGCCGGTCAATATTAACCCCCTGGGGGCTAGGACAGGCAGGCGGTCGAGTTCCGAGCCGAATATGCAGAACTGGCCTGGGAAGATGCGGCAGCTCGTCGTATCTAGGTTCCCTAACGGCCTGATTCTAGAGAACGACTACAAAAGCCTGGAAATATTTATCCTGGGCTACGAGGCCAAGGACGATAAGCTCATAGACTACTTCCTGAATCGTGGGGGGTACATTGCCATAGCGAAAGAGCTATGGAAAATGGAGGTCACAAAGGGTACGAGAGAATACGTAGCTACTAAAAGCGTAGTTTTGGGCACGAATTACAATATGCAGACTAAATTGATGGCCGAGACTCTTTGGAACAAGGTAGGCGTCCGGTTTAGCCATAACTATGAAGACCACGTAGAGAAAACCGACGAATTACGGCGGGGCTATCTGCGGATGTTTCCTGGGATACCTCGGTACATGGCCCGGCAAAAACAGTACCTGCTGGATCATGGCTACGTCGTTAGTAAGATCGGACAAGTTCGGCATTTGCCACACGACGGACCAGATACGCCAGGCTTTGGGCGGCTTGTGAACCAAGCGATTAACTTTCCGATTCAGAGCCTTGCGGCGGCTGTGACCGGATCTGCGTTGCTAGATTGCGAGGCGGCTTTTTGTGCGGAGTACGATATAAGCCTAGTCGAGTACCATGACCGGCTAATGCGTAAGGATTGGCCCCTGATGCCACTAATTACGAACGAGGTACACGATAACCTAGTGTTCGACATGCCGGATCGTAGGCGTGACTTTGCAGTGCGTTTGATTAAAGAGTGCATGGAAAGCGCGAAGACATTGAAAGGGCTGCTACCTGGGTTTTCTGCCCCCCTCAAGGTAGACACGAAGCTAGGCCCACACTGGGGTATGGAGGGCTAATATGGGCGACTGGGCAGCTAGGGTTGTTCTAGCGACGTTGTTTACCGCGGTTATCGCGGTACTGGTTGGTGTGTGCGCAGTAATGGAGTCTTGGCAGTGTCACTCTAAGTGGGGTAGCAGTGGGCTGCCTGTTCGCTACGGCGTAGTATCAGGGTGCCAGGTCAAGGCAGAGCTAGGCTGGATTCCAGCCGAAAGTTACAGGACGATTAACTAGGAGGACAACGATGGAGTGGATCATTGCGTTACTTCGGCGGTTAGTGAGCTACGAAGCTCGGGCGGCGGCAATTACACAGGACCGGCTAGCTTTGATGAAAGATATAGGCAACGCGATCAACACGAAGGAAAAACGGATTTCCAAGCTTGAGCAGCAAATCGAGTCCCTTGAGAAGCTTGTGTACTAACCCTTTTTTTAACCTAGCGACGTTATATTATATAACGTCATATGCTGTAGGAGGCTATAGATGGCATTTACGAAGCGGTTTGGTGCGAAGAAGTCGTTCGGTAAGAGTCAGTTTGTCCGGGTCGGCAATATGTTCAAGGGCGAGCAAGCGCCTAAGGGCGCGGCGTTCACTTACGGTACGACCGTGTCCGGCGAGTACCTAGACCCGGTCGCGGAAATGATTGCTAAGGCTGCTGAGTCTGGTGGAGCCGTCCGGTTCTCCCTGACGAAATGGCAGGACCAGGAACACCCGGTTTTGTCGATTGCGCCAGCGCAAGCGAAGCCAGGAAAGAAGATCAAGAAAGAAGAAGGCGGAGCAGAGGACGACTTCGGCGGCGGCGAAGACGCCGGGCTGTAACACTTACCTAGGAGGCTAGATGCAAGGACCAGAACGACAGTCGAAGGTAGCGTTGTCGGTGCCAGTCAAGGCGGTCTACTCGAAGGACCCAGGCCACCGGCAGGTTTACAGCGGTTGCCGCTTGACGGTGACAAATACAGCGAGCCCGGCGATCCTAGCTTGGCTCAAAGAACAGACGGGGGGCTGATGCTCGAATTACCAGAAAGCCTAGAGATTACCAGAAGCCTGAAGGCCGAGAAAGCCTTGCTTGACCTAGGCAAAAAGTGGCTTGCCCAGGACGAGCGGAAAGAGGGCTTGCATGCCTCGGACCTGATGGACCCTAGGCAAGCGTTCTTTAAGCACACGAACCCGCTACCGATCCAGGACCGGCTAGTAAACATTTTTCTAGTCGGCAAGATTGGGCATGTAATCGTACTGAGCACGGTGGACAAGTCGAAGGGCTTGAACCTGACGAGTGACGAGGGCTCGGAGTGGTCAGAGGAACTAGGCATTTGGTTCTCAGCGGACAAAACTCTAGACGGCATACCGCGGGAATTAAAGACAACGCGGTCGTTCTTCGAGGCGAAGACGGACAAAGAGCTGTCTTTGTATACGGAGCAGCTAGGAATTTATATGGTCGCTAGAAATTCGACCGTCGGCCAGCTCTGGATTCTGTACCTGAATCTGAAGGATTCAAGCGGCAAGACGGCCCCCCAGTGGAGGGCATTTACGGTCAGAGTCAGCGAGGAAGACCTAGCGAAGTACAAGGCTCAGTTAATCGAGACTCGTAAGAAACTCGTTAAGGCTCTAGAGAGCTACGACTTTAGCGGACTGCCGCTTTGTCGGAAGTTCAAATGTGGCAAGGACAACTGCGAATACTGGGACGACTGCCAACCGGAAGGCCGGTACGGTATCGCCAAGTCAAAATGGGGGGACTAATGGGAAACGTGTCTAACGGCAGCGGCAAGGTAAGCATTACAGTCTACGTTCCTGAACCGCCCCCGCTCTTAGAGCAAGTGGCGACTATCAAGATGCCTATGAGCTACGCGAAAGGGCTGCTGGCTATCCTTGGACCCATTAGCCATAACGCAATGCAAGAGTTTCTTAGAGGCGACGACAACCACCGGGAAGCGGACTATCTGGCAGACCTGAATAAGAAGCATTTTGAGTGGGCTTACGAAATTTACAAAACGCTGAAAGGCGCACTGGGGCCAGAAGGCAACTTTTAATGAAGCCGAAGGCGTATCAGGTTAAACAGCTTAGCCCAGACCTAGAGCAAAGCCTGGTGGCTGCGTTCTTGGCCGGGCTGCTGCCACTCGGGACGGTGCCGGAAGACGCCTTGAGCAAGCTGGCTAAGGAGTCGTTCGAGGCCGCTAGCTGGCTTGCGTCGAAGGGCCACAAGGCCCCGTTTACTCGAAACTCGGTCTTGTCGGCCGCCGTCGATTTCTTCGGCGCTGACGCGTCCGAGCTGCGGCCGTACCTAGCTGCGGTTCTGAAGGTCGGCGTCGGTAGGGAAATAGACGACTTACTTCTGGCGCTAGACGAGCAGGAAAGCCTACGGGCGATAGTAAACGAAGCGAGCAACCAGCTAGAGACCAGAGAGTTTAATCCGGGGGCGTTCTTGCCGTTGCTGGAGTCGAGACAAACGACCGGCCTAGTAAGCGCAGGCGACTTACTGAAGGACGACAAGTTACCCCCCATTCCGACGGGGGTACCGATTTCGCTTCCACGGTTACAGGAAGCTACCGGGGGACTCTTCGGGGTCTGGGCGATTGGCGGCAAACCGAAGATGGGGAAGTCTACCTTGGCGGTGCAGCTAAGCCTAGAAGTCGCTAAGGCAATGCCGGTTCTGTATTACGACATGGAGAACGGCGAACAAGTATTTCTGTACCGAGTTGGATGCATGTTCCAAGGGGACATTAAGAAGGTCCGGGAAGCGACGAAGCAACTGTATATCCGTAGTTCATCGAAGGATCTAGATAAGGACGTACTCGCGGTCCCGGCTCCGGCGCTGATTGTCGTGGATTCGCTGCAAAAGCTACCGACGAAGCTAGACCAGCGCAGGACAGGGATAGATGCTTGGCTTCTGAAGTTCGAGCAATTAAAACGCCGGGGATATACGGTCCTCCTAGTCAGTGAGCTAAACGGGTTCGGCGGCTACAAAGAAACCGGCGAAGTCGAATACACGGTAGACCTAGGGCTTCAGCTTATTGGAAACGGCGATTTTGTGACGGTCAATTGCGTAGCTAATCGGCACAGGAAGCACGTTGGGGAGATTTGCAACCTAGAGCGGTCTAACGATTGGTCGTTTGTCGAGACTGACGACTTCGTAGAAGGACCCAACCAAGGGGGGGACGATTTATGATGGGACTGCGAACAAGAGTAACGCTGTACGACGGCTCGGTCCTGTGTCTGTGCGAAGGCTACCAAGCCGCGGTAGACCCGCATTCAAACCGCTTAACAGTCCTAGACAAGCTGTCGGCTAAGACGGTCATTACGCTGGACGAAACCGCCTGGAAACGCTTGGAGTACTCGCCGGAGGCTAAGGCGCACTAAGTATATGCGGAGAAAAAAGATAGACCCGGCGAAGGCTAGGGCTAGGGACCTGTATTTAAGAAGGCTGTACGGGATTAGTCAAAAGGTCTACGAAAAGATGCTAGCCCTAGGTAACGGTAAGTGCTGGATCTGCCAGCGACCCCCGAAGCCCGGCAAGAGTCTAGCGGTAGACCATGACCATAAGACAGGGCAGGTGCGCGGGCTGCTGGACTGGCAATGCAATAAGTTCTTCGTGGGAAAGCGGAGGCGTGAGCACAGCCACTTGTACCGACGGACAGCGGACTACTTAGACAACCCTAAAGACTGGAGGGACGAAGCTTGAAACAGTTTACGGCACAGACGACCAAGATAGTCGAAGCATTGAAGCATGGAGCTAGAACGAATGTCGAGCTAGCTGAGCTTGCCTTGAAGTACACAAGCCGGATTTCTGACGCTAGGAAGCGCGGACATGTAATCCATTGCCATAAGCTCGGCGGTGGCCTGACTTTGTACCAGCTTTTGGGCTAGCCATGTACCAGCATACATGCCCCGGCTGCGGCTGGGATATAGACCAGGAAACGTGCTGGTGCGGCGACCCCCGATGGGGGCATACGTGGGGCGGTACGGGCCATGCGTTTGTTCCTCTGGGCTGTACGTGCATGTACTCGGATGCAGAGGAAAGGAAGAATAGGAGCTACTTTGAAGAAAGAAAAGCAGGAGCTTGAGCGGTGGTTGTTCTTACCGGACACCCATGCGCCTTATCACGACAAGCGGGCTTGGTCGGTCGTTCTGGAAGTGCTGCATTCGTTTAAGTTCTATGGAGTCGTGATCCTCGGAGACTTCTTTGATTGCTACGCGATCTCGGACTACCGGAAGGACCCGCGTAGGGAGCGCAGTCTGCGGGCTGAGATTATAGCGGCTAGAAAAGTCCTGGCCCCCCTAGAAGCCTATCCGTTCAAAGAGCGGATCTTTGTGGAGGGTAATCATGAATGGAGGCTAGAGCGGTACCTACAGGACAAAGCCCCGGAGCTGTACGAAGAAGCAATGCAGCATGACTTGTTCGGGCTGGAAGCGGGGGGCTGGAAGGTCATTCCGTATATGCAGGATACGCAAATAGGAGCCCTGAATGTCACACATGACATAGGCTTATCAGGCATGACGAGCACTCGGAAGACGATGCTGGACTATGGCGATAACTCAGTGATCGGCCATAACCATAACTTGCAGTACTTCGTAGAAGGCAATGCAAAGGGCGTGACGCATGTGGGCGCAAGTTTTGGCTGGCTCGGTGATCGGTCGAAGGTCGATTACAAGCACCAAATGAAGGCCCGGAAGGAATGGGCTCTAGGGTTCGGTACGGGAATACATAACACGGCTACCGGGGCAATGTACCTAAGCCCGCATCCGATTTTGAATGATTATACATGTTGCGTTGACGGCCGGATATTCACAGAAAGGAGGGCAGCGTGATACCTCAACAGGACCCCGATGCAGGACAATTAGAGGAAGAGGAACCTGAAGACCTAGAAGAGTTTGACGACTACGACGACGAGCTGGAAGACGACTGGTACGAAGATGGAGCCGAGTACGAAGCGTGGGAAGAAGACGATCTAGGCCCGATGGGCGACTACGACCCTAGCTTGGAAGGTGACAGATGAAGCGGGTACTAGCATTGGCGCTAGCTCTGTCTCTCGTTCCCTTGGCGGCCTACGCAAAGCCGTTGCAGAATCACCCCCCTACACGGATTTGTGTAGCTGGCGACGACCGGAAGTTTGACGTGATCGGAACGCGGACCAATGCGCTGCATCGGCTAGAGGTAGGCATTGATCGAAACGGCGATGGAGAAGTAGACCTTGTCGAAACGTATGAGTTCGCTGGAGAGCAGCTACGGCCCTTTCCGTTTAAGTTCGAGCTGGCAGAGTACTACGACAACCGAAGGTCGAAGGTCGTTATAGACATGCAGGGTGACGGACGGTGCGAAGACTTGCGTATTCTTGACCATGAGCAGCCGGAGAAAGAGGTTAGCTATGACCTGGGCAGCGGCGGCTGACAGGCTCATATGGGTCAACTTGGCCTGGTACTTAGCGTTGGCTGCGGCGTTCTGCCTAGGGCATGTGTACCACAAAGCCTTGTATTTCCTAGGGGCGGCGATACTCACACTGGGGATAATTTTAGCGCCGTGACGCACAAATTATTTTAGCCCCTTGACAGCATAGCATGTAACGTTATATTATACGATATACCGGCGTAGCCCAATGGCAGAGGCACATGGCTTAGAACCATGCGAGTGTAGGTTCGACTCCTACCGCCGGTACCAACGAAAGGGGGGTTATGGTCTCTGACGAACAACTAGAAAAGCTCCCTAAGTACGCGAGGGACGAGATCATAGCTCTGCGTCGTGACAAGGCAGATTTGCAACAGGAAATACGGGCGATGCGGCAAGACAAGCCTAGCAGAGTCAAGTGGGGCTGGGGAATGTCGGAAGACGAAGCCTACGGGTACTTACGGGACAGTGAAACCGTAGCGTTTACGACCGCCAAGGGGGACCGGAGCATTATTAGGGTCCGGCTCAAAGAGGGAAGCTTAAACATCATGGCAAACGGAGAGCTACTAATCCATTGCCAGTCGTCTAACTGCTTTGATTTAACCGTGAAGGAATAGGGGGGCTAATGCGATTCGGACGAATCTTGCGGCGGATGGCAGAGCGAAAGAAGACACAGACGGTTCTAAATATCCTGCGTGACGGGATCCTGATAGGCCGGATGCAGGAAAACGAGCGGATTACGACGGCAGGGCATAAGCTGTCTTACGAGGCACGGTAATGAACCTAGACCAGTACCAGAGCCTAGCGAAAAGCACGAAGAAAGCGGCTGGCTTGCTGTATACAGGGACAGCTTTAGCTGGCGAAGTTGGCGAAGTATGTAACGAAATTAAGAAGTGGCACAGGGACGACAACCAGACGCTGACACCGGAGCGCAAGCACCGACTGCTGCTAGAGCTAGGCGATTGCCTCTGGTACATCGCAAGCCTGGCTGACGACCTCGAAGCGAGCCTAGAAACGATAGCCTTGATGAATCTTCAGAAGCTAGCCCGGCGGGCAGAAATGGGGGGTAATAGCCAAAGTGAAGGATCTACAAAAGCAAGTCCGGTCGTTGAAGGCACAGGTAGCCAGCCTAGAAGCAGATTTAAGAAAGACTGAGCGGGACCGGAACGCGCTACGAGCTAACTTTGTAACCAGGTTTAAGCTGTGGCTGCATTGCACTAAGGAGAATAGGACGCCTGTGCTCCCAGTGCTTATCGAGGAAGACGCGCACATGTTTACCCAACTAGAAAATTTCTATTGGCAATAAACGGCCTTTGGCCGAGGAGGACGTATGACCGCAGACGAATCAGTGATGGATGTTGCCAAGCGTATTGTGGACAAGGTTGACGGAATGGCAGACAGCGAAGCTAGCTACAAAGACGCTGTCGTGTACGTCGCCAAAGAGATTCAAAGCTCCTGTAAGCTATCGATTATCGAAACACTGAAGACAGTTCAGAGCGGCGTCGTAGACATGACGACTGCGATGATTAACGTAACCGACATGCTGCTCGACGGCTCGGTCACTCCAAAGGTTGAGTAGGCTTGCTGGGGGGAAGAATGAGACAAATTATCCTAAGCGGGAATACCGAAGACCATAAGCGGATCGAAGAAATCGTGAACTGGCATACGGAGCGGAACTACAAGGTAGACCAGCTTGTCGTCGTGCCGGGGGCGTCGTCGCAGTTTAGCTACTTCATTGTGTTCGATGCATCGAGGGTAAAATGAGCGACTTTGCAGTAGAAGTTGTTCTGATTGACGACGTAGCCCCGCATCCTGGGGCTGACCGGCTCGACTTAGCGCGAGTACGTGGCTGGAATATTGTGGTCGCTAAAGGGCAGTTTAAGAAGCACGACCTGGCTGTCTTTTTCCCGATTGACTCAGTTCTGCCGCCTGCGTTGGAAGAGCTGTTGTTTTCGGACTCGAAGATTAAGCCGAAGAACGGCCGTATCCGGACATGCAAGATCCGCGGCGTGGTGAGCCAGGGCTTGCTAGCTAGCCTAGATGGCGTTGGACTGGCACCTAGAGAGATTTCGGGTATGCCGGGGGCGGTACTGACTGAGGCCCTTGGCGTCGTGAAATACGAGCCCTCCGAGGCAGTGTGCTTTGTCGGTAGACAAGTGAAAAAGCGCGACTTGAACCCGCATTTCCATGAGTACCGGGATATTCCTAGATTAAAGAATATTCCGCATGCGTTCAAAGAAGGCGATCTAGTGACGGTGACTGAGAAGATACACGGCACGAACTTTCGGGCGGGCTGGGTCGAGTACGTCCCTCGGACGCTATGGCAGAAGGCCAAAGCGTGGTTCTGCTATGCGCCACTCTACGAGTTCGTGTATGGATCGCGGAGGGTGCAGCTACAGGACAAACGTAGCTGGGATGGGTTCTATGATTCTAATGTCTATGCCCGGACGGTAGAGAAGTACGGGCTTCGCGCATTGCCGTTTGGCACAGTGGTCTACGGGGAAGTCTACGGAGACGGAATCCAGAAAGGATATAGCTATGGGTGCGAAGCAGGAGAGCACAAACTTGTCCTTTTCGATATTGAAGTCGATGGCGTCGAGCTTCCACAAGCGGATTTCCGACGAGCAGCGGAGGGCCTTGGTCTCCCTACAGCGCCAATGCTGTTTGAAGGACCATACGTGCCCGAGTCCGTTATGCAACTTGCGCGTGGTGCATCTGTTCTTAGCCCAAGTCAAAAGGTCCGGGAAGGCGTCGTCTGCCGGGGCAGTGTGGCGGGCCAGGTTGTCAAGATAATTAACGAAGACTACGAGCTGCTACAGGTGAAGCAGGACGGCACAGATTTTCACTAACTAAACGGCCTTTGGCCGAGGGACGGATTACCACTAATGACGCCTACAACGAATCCGGGGGGCACTTGGGACGCTTGGGCTGGGGTGCCAGCGAAAGAAAAGATCGTGCAGCTATGCATGCTGCCGGGCACTAGAGCCGATAAGCCGGTGCTACACGCTTTAACCTCATACGGCAGAGTGTTTGTTGCTGAAGTAGACGAGCATGTTCCTGATTGGTACGAGCTAAAATTGCCGGAGGAACTAGATGTTTGACGCAGGAGTCGTGTTTTTCTTCCTCTGCCCTAAGTGCCAAGGCGGCTGGGGCAACCTGTGCCGGGCTTGCGAGGAAGAAGAACTGGAAAGGGAGCAGGACGAATGAAGCCGGTTATATTTGATGTGGATGGAGTCCTAGCGGATTTCACGGCGGGATTTACGGCCCTAGCTAGCTTGATGTTCCCTGATTTCCCGGTGTCGCGGAGCGTCGATCAGGCGACGTACCACTGGGAAGGTTTGACGAAGAAGCAGGTTAATGAAGTGTGGTGTACCATAGACGGGCTTAGTAGCTTCTGGTTCGATTTGCCCCCCTTGGTGGACGAGGACACGTTTAGCTGTATCTACGGGTTTACGTCTAACATACCTGTGTACTTTGTGACCGCTAGGCCGGACTCCGCGAAGATAGAGACGGAAGGCTGGCTTATGAAGCAGGGTGTAATGAGACCGACAGTCATTACGACGAAACGCAAGGGCGAGTTTGCTAAGGCGGTGGGCGCGGGCTGGTGTATCGAGGATAAGCCGAGCAACGCTAGTATGGTCGCGTGGCTGACCGATGGCGAAACCAAGAGCTATCTCCTGGACCGGCCGTATAACAGGGTCAGTACTGAGCTGCTAGCGAGCGATGTCACAAGAATATATACTGTAAACGAGTACTTGGAGGCGATTAGTGGAACAGAAAGACACGAATCCTAAAGACTTAGTAGCCGGTAATAAGATCCCGTTCCATGTGTGGCCTACGACGGCGACGTTCCTAGGGGCTTTGGGGATGCTTGAGGGTATGCTGAAGTATGGCCGACTGAACTTCAGGGAGAAAGGCATTCGAGTCTCCGTGTATACCGATGCCCTAGAGCGGCATATTAACGCCTATAAGGCCGGTGAAGACATTGACCCCGAGTCAGGCTTGCCGCACCTAGCGAAAATTTTAAGCTGTGCGGCCGTCTTAGCCGATGCCTCAGTCCTGGGCAACATTACCGACGACCGGGAGTACAAGGGGGGCGGGTACCTTGCCCTGGTAGACGCCTGGACCCCTGCGGTCGCAGCTCTAAAGGCTAAGTACGCAGACAAGGACCCGAAGCATTATACGATCCAGGACCACCAGCAGGACTTTAAGGTTCACGACAACAGCCATCCCCCGGCCATAGAGACCGCACCTTTAGGCGATGTAGAAGAAGACTTTAGCGGGGCAGACGCGCAAGCTGATTTCAGCAACGCGAGGCCGTGGGACGAGTACGACAACATCCTTAAATTTCCTGGCTAACTTGACAACTTCCTGGCTACGTGTTATTGGGTAGTCAGGAGGACAGGATGAAGCTTACTAAGGAAGCCCGAGCGAAGATTTCAGAGGCGATGAAGCAGGCCCATGCCGAACGAGCGAAGGCCGGGAAGCCGTGGGTCGCTAAGCGGAAACATAAAAAAGCCGGGCTAGCTGAAGGGCTAGTCCGGCAATTGCAGGAAGAGATAGCAGAGCGGCAACTGTTACTCAAACTTCTCAAAGAAAGGGGTCTATGATGCGCTTTACAGCGGGCTTTGTAGCTGGCTTAGTTCTGGCTAGTGTCGGCGCGTTCGCACAGTCAGTCTTCCCGGACCCCTTTCAACAGCAGCAGAAGTCGTGGGAGCAGCAATTAAACGAGCAGAGTATTATGCGCGACGGCGGCATAGGGTATCAAAAGAGCTTTCAGCAGCCAAGGAACCCATGCTAACGCCAGTCGAAGGAAAGCGTGATTTCTTTGTAGACGAAGACGGCAACTACTGGCAGCGAGTACCACTAGGCGACGGCCAGCATGAAGTCTGTATGGTAAGCAAAGAGTGGGTTTACGGAAAGGAAACCCATGCTAATTGATTGGATGGATAAGCAGTGCCAATATGCCGGGTGCGCTTTGCCCGCCCAAGGGCAAGAGTGGGGCAACGGCCCTGTGCGCTACTACTGTGCGTCTCACGGCGGAGCTGAATTTATGCGAATTCAGCATTTAGCTACAAGCGATAGCGGCTTAGCCCTTGGCGTCCGCAAGTGCAGTGAAATAGGCGCTTGTTACCCTTTGGCATCCGCGAGCGCCGTACCTAACAGTCTAGCTTCAAAGTCAGCGGCGGCGTGTAGGATTTCGTGGGCGAGATCCGCACGTCGCTTTTTTATTGGTCTCGACCTGTCTAAGAAGATCACACCCCCCGAGTCGCCGGACTCCCAGCAAGCGTAGCAGTCCGAGCCGCACTCTTCAACGAACTGGGCTCTAGAGAGCTGCTTAATCTCGACTTCATAACCGAATGGAAAATCAACGTATTTAGGAATCCTCTTCCTCACCCTCCCGGTCCTCCTACTTCTTATCTAGGTCTAGCGTCATGTCTAGGCAGCGTTGTTGCTGTTTTGAGCGTAAGTCCGGCTTAGGGTTGTTCTCAGCGTGGTTGTAGCAGATTACCTGGTCGATTTTAAGGAGCTGCTTGTGCTCATCCTGCATCGCGTCTAGCTTGTCACCGGTTGACCACAGAACGAAGATCAGTAGACCGGCGGCGATCCACATAATGAACTTATCGGAAGTCATGTCGCTAAAGTTTGGGAAAGGTATCTGCATTATTTGACCGGCTCCGTCCGGACGGCTTCAACCAGGGCAGAGTGCTTGGCTTGGCAATCGTAGTACATAGAACTAATCTCAACGAGGCTAGAGAGGACCGAGTCTGCCCGGCCGTCTTCTAGGGGATGCAGCGCAGGGCACTCAGAAAGCAGGCTCGCCGGGAGCTGCCGGTCGTAGGGCTTGATTGGCGAGGCGCAGGCCGTCAGCGTCAAGGCACACACTAGAGTAGCTAGGCCGTTCCACAACCCGTTCAACTTCTTTCGTAATCGTCCGATACTTAACCTCAGTACGGCCACGCGCTGCCTCCAGTTCTTTACTCGCCTCAATAGCCCGGCTTTGGGCCGCACGTTCACGCTCGACCGACTCGGCTTGTATGACGGCTATCCGGTCGTCGCAGACCGAACGGCCGTCAATCCTGCCCTTGAGATAGACGCCACCTAAACCTAGGACAGCTAGCAGCATGTAGACTAGGTAGACTTGGGGGAAGATTTTGCTAAGCATTGGGCCGCCCCGCTTTTTCTTTCTCCGCGTCTGCCTCTATGTGGTAGTGGTCGTCTTCTACGACTACGTCATAATAGGGGGGCAATTCGGCCTTAATGTAGGCGGCTACCAAGCCTCGGTCTTTCTCGGGGATACTCCAGAACCGCACGTCTAGCGCCCGGTCCTGGTAATGATAGCTCTTAGGTCCGTGGACCCCGTCGCGCCCTGCCGTCAGGACGACTTCGCCAACTCCGTACTTCTTATAGGCGAGCTGGACAGCCAGCATGATCGCGTTGGTATACTGGTTCCCGGCAACGATAGCGCCGTACTTGAGCTGTAGCATCACTAACCCCCGGCTAAGGTCCTGCTTGCAAATGCGCCTTGTCTACGCTTCTTTGGTAAACGATCCTTAAATGCAGGCCACCAGGTAGCGTCTGCGAAGGTTTCTTGAAAGCCCCCCCACAGAATGCACCCGTCGGCCTCGGCCATCGCTATTTCGATCATCGGATGCCACGCCTCGGTATCGAGCCAGCCTGGGTCAGAGTGTGCGCCCCACCAAATATATGGGTACACGGGCCTGCTAGGGTCTCCGTAGGTATCACGGAGCCGCTTCGCCTCGCGGATGTTCTCCGTGTAGTACACAGCTACGCCATCGTTCGCTTGAGCCCCCGAATTTGCCACGTTATAGAAGTGGTAAATCGTCGGCAGAAAGCCGTCCACCACGGCTGCCATGGCCGCCATATCGTCGTTCTCGGCTTGCCAGGCGAGGTAGTCCGCAGGTCCAGGATAGGAACGCGCCCGAAAGAAATCTCGTTTCGGGGCATAGCCGTAGAACGCAAACTTGACTTCTGGCCGTCTAGACTTCATGCCTTCATAGAAGGTTACGAACTTATCCGCGGCTAAGAGCCGGTTCGCTTGCGTGTCCTGGGGCCAGTCTTCGTGATCTATTGCCGCCCAGCCCTGGGGGGCTACAAGGGTTTCGGCTAGGTTATCTAGCCACTCGTTCGGCGGCGGTTGCATAGCGTCCGTCCATCCGGCATACGTGTCCTGACGAATGAACGGCAACGGCAGAAGGCTAAGCTTCGCTAGCTCAGCATCCGAGGGTCTATCCGTGTGGATTAATTGCTGCCAGTACCTTCTCATTTAACGGCTCACTTCATACTCAAGCTCGAAGTAATCTAGGTCAATTGTCTTATCGGCCGCTGCGCTATTGATAATCTGTATAGCAGGCGTCAGAGCTTGGCTTGGAATGTGGGTCGTGTGCGTGGCTACCACGACGCCGTCCAGCTCGAACCGGACGGACGAGCCCGTTCTGATAATACTGAATGTGTGAAACGCGGTATTTACAGCGACGCCTGTGTCTGTTCTGGTCTGTACACCGGCCGCCCTAGTAACGCAAAACCAGTTCGTATCTGCGTCTAGCTTTTCAAAGTACTGCCCATTAGTAGGTTGAGCAAGATTGACTAGATACCCCGCTCCAACCCTTGCTGTAGTGTTGGCGTCAATATCGTTCAGGCGGGCAACCCATAGCAGATCGAGTGGCCCCGCTGTGAGTATGTCCTGTTTTGTGTTGTTCAGGATCGTGTACGAGACCGTACCGCTGGCAGCCGTGGTATTGCGGCGACCAATGCCAGGATGCCCCGCTTCGCTGGCTTGTACGGCATAGACCCCGCCCACGAAATGCCACCCGAGGGCACCGACAACTGCGGTAGTGTTACCGCCAGAAAGAAAGTCGTCTTGTAGCTGGACACACGTTCTGTAGTCGTAAAGCTTATTTCTGCCGGGCAGAAGGCCCGCTGCGGCTGTCGCTACTACTGGCATCATGGCTCCTTAGTAAATTAGATAAACGTTGCCGCGGCAGCCTGTGCCACTTGTCGCTGTCGTTTCGACGTAGTAGTATTTATAGGGCGCTGAAAGAGATCCTACGGCTTCAGAGACTTTAGTAGTTCCGGACAAGGTAAAGGTCGCTAGCAGGACTCCGTCGTCGGTCGATTCGGTCAGATTGCCATACAGCTTTAGTGTCTGTGCAATCGCGCCGGTTCCTTGGATCCTGGCAAAGGCTGTCCTGGGTTCCGGGCTTTCACATTCAACAGCATCGGTCGTCGTGTTCGTTGTAATATTCGAGGCTACCGGAAGGGTTCGCACTCTAGGGCTACGGTTCATTTAGTGTTCCTCGTCGTAGTTGGGGTCGTTGCCTAGGGCTCCGGAGGCTGCGGCCGCTAGAATTGCCCCGGCGTCTTGGCCTGCTTTGCCGCCTTTGGCGGTTACGAACTTCGTTAGAGCTTTTCTAACGCCTGGCTTCATCAGAGCCGCCGCCAGAACATCGGCAGCCACGTACCCGGCGGCCGCGCCACCGACTCCGCCACCGCCTAGAAACGCACCGGCCATGATGGTAAGCAGCTTGTTGGACCGCTTGCCGGTAAAGCTCGCCATGTTCTGAAAGTCTTTTTCTAGGGCGGCTAGTTCCTTCGGGTCGATGCGCTTCCGGAACTCTTTGTTCTGTTGAATGAACTTTAGGACTTGGTCGGCGTTGAGCTGATTGACGCCTTCTTTGGGGGCAGTAGCCTTCTCAATCGCCTCGGTAAGGTCGCTCTTAGCAATTTCCTTCTTATAGGCCGACCTAGCTTGGTTCCACTGATCGACGCTAGATCCGGCTGGTCTCGGCAGGTTCTCTAGGTCAGTCATCACGGACCTATAGAGCTGCCTATATGCCCCCCGTTTCGCCCCATCGGGTGTATCTGCAATAAGCTTCCCTAGGCCCTGGCTGAGCTTAATCGCGTCTTCAAACTCATAGCCTGGGGCTTTCATCGCCTGCGTCATTTGCTGCGACTGTGGCAGCCCGGTAGGCAATGAGAACTTCCCAGTCTGAGGGTGCCCCGCTGGGACGTTGCCGAACTGTGCCGGTGAGCCGTGCAAGTTCTGCTCTATTGAATCCATCATGGGCTGAATCGTCGGCCCATGCGTCACTGTGGAAAGGGGGCTCGTAGGGTTCTGAATCTCGCTCCGTAGACCTTTTATTGTCTGCTCGGTCTCTGGCATGGACGTAATGCTAAATGAGCCCGGCTGACCGGCTTTAGGAATCCCGGCGTACAGAGACGCAGAGTCCGGAGCCACGATATGCTTCCCTGGGGCCTCCATAGCCCTATCGACCAGCCCAGCACGGATCGCATAGACCGAGTTAGGCAAGAGTCGGGGGGCATGCTGGATCGCCCCTGCGGCCGCACGGCCGACTACTGGCGACAGGGTATTGAGAGCTAAGGCGGTATTGCTCGGCTCGGTAATCCCTAGCGACTGGTTCGCTAACTCTCCTAGACCGCCCCCGGCCATTTCTCCCAGCAGAGCCGCGCCAGACGCGCCCATAGCCCCGCCAAGTAAAGCAGGCCCGGCAAACATGCCAGCGGCAGCGCCAGCGGCCGGTAGGGCAGCGCCCTTCCAACCTACTGCGTTCTGCCGGGCATTTTTGCTCGCTTCGGTCTCTTCAAATCCGGTCTTCGGCGCACCCTCTAGCTCTAGGTCATCTAGAAGCTTTTGGGCTCTCTGCGCGTTGGCTCCCTCGTCTACCGGAGCTTCGCCCGTCGGCATTTGCTTCGGCCGCGGGTTCTTCGGTGTCGGCTCGTCTTCCGCTTCACCTAGCCCTAGCTCGGCTAGGATTGCGTCTGCCTTCTTGCGATTGCTCATTATTTCTTCTTTTTCAGTAAACCCTTTTTATCCAAGGCTTTACGGATCTCGGCTTCGTTCATCCCTGCGTCTAGCATGCGCTCGACCAGTTCCCGAACGTCACCAAAGCCCATCATGCCGCGAGCTTTCTTAATCGACTCTTGCAGTCCTTCGAGGTTACTTACGACCGCCTCGGCGCTCGCTTGGTTATTGACTAGCGCCTGCTTAATCATTTCGCGCTCAGCCACCGCAATGTTAGCTGTGTCACCTTGAGCCTTGACCAACGGCGCTGTCAGCATGGTAATGCGCTGGTCTAGCTCTACAATGTCCTTGTTGCCGGACATTCTAAGCATTGCCAGATAGGCCGTTTGCCCTAATGCGGATAGCGTATTCGCCGCTAAACTGCCCTTTTCAGGACGGAGGATCCTCTTAGAGATTTCCTTGACCCTCTCTAGCCCTTCGTCAATCGTCGCTAGCTGGTTCACCGTTTCGACTTGATCCGGCCGTAGCTTCACAAGCTTTTGCTCTTGGGCTTGCCGGGTCGTCATAGTCGCGCTGGCGGCTTTCCCGGTATACGGGTCGCGCCATAGCTGCGGCTCGGCTATCGGCTGGTCGCGCTTCGCTTCTTCCTGGGCTGTGACAACAGGCCCAGCAACGGCAACCTGGCCTTGCCTACGCATTAGTTCTTCGGCTGCATAGACTTCTTTAGGCTCGTCTACGTGCGCTTGCTTATAGAGTCGGCCTGCTAGATCCGGGTCTTGCGCGGCTAGCTGTGTGTACGACATAGACTTGCCGTACTTCTTCTGGCTCTCTACCAAGGCCAATGCTTCTAGGCGTTTCTCGACCTCGGGGCCTTTCTCTGAGGCTCGCTTGTCCTTCGCCGCGTCCCGCGCCATCGAGGCACGTTCACCGATTACCTTGTCTAGGGCCGCAACCGGCACAGGGCTACTAAACGGCTGAATGTCCTGGTCGTATGGCGCTCTAGCCGCTCGGTCTAGCTCTACGGCCATCTGCGGCTGAATTGCCCGGCCTTGCTGAGCAACCAGGCTGGTAGGCACGATCTGCCCTTGGTCCTGCATCACATGGCCGCCTGCCAGAGACTTCAGTACGTTCATAGCCTGGTCTTGCTGCCACGGCTGAAGCTGGACGTTCGGGTCCTGAATCCCTTGGCCTGGGCCAACCATACCGGGGGCCGTAGGCGCTTCGATCTTCTGTTGCTGCTGGCCGGGGGTCAGGGGCACCATCCCGCCTAGGCTGGATACGTCGCCCGCTGTTTTGGGGGCACCTAGTCTAGATGCGTCGTTTTCGAGGATCTTCTGAGTAAGAAACGTTCCAACCTGGAGCAAGCCTTGCTGGCGTGCCCGCAACGCGTGGGCGTCGTCAGAAATAAGGTTTCTGATTCCCTCTAGAGGACCCCACGACCGAGCGATATTGTTCTGCTCAGCCGTCGCGTCGAAATAGGAGAGGAACTTCTTAGGGTCGGTCAGAGGGTTAATACCCTGGGGAATGAGCTTGAGCATCGTGCTCATATCCAGGTCTTTGACCTTGCCTTCCTTAGCGACTTCCTTTAGCTCAGGCGGTACGATCTTATTATTCTTTTCTTCCTCGGCCTTTGACTTTTCCTCGGTATCGAACTCTTGCGCCTTCTGCTTCACCGGGTCTACTATATGCCCCCCAAGGGCTTCGTCTAGGCTCAGGTTGTCCCATTTGCCTAGGCTAGGATCTCTGAGAGGGGCGTTATGCGACAAAGACGGCAAGCCGTCCGTCGGCTGCCCGTTCTGCATTCGCATTTCGTGTTCGGCCTGGCTGGTCGTCGATTGGCCCAGCTTTTCAGCGAGCCACCCGCCGGGGTTTTGCATAAACTGAGTCCCCGGCTTCTCTTGCATAATGCCTAGGTTCGTAATTCCGGCCGGGGGCATAGTCGTTGCGTCTGGCGGCACAATGCCGTCTGGCGTAGCTCCGCCTAGCCCTAGACTTTTGCCAAGAACTTTGAAGTAGCCCGCCGGGTCGAACTGCATAGACCCCGGCTCAATGTTGCCGTTAATCAGGTCTAAAGGTGAGAATAGAGCCACTTAGAACCCCCGTAGAAGGACGGTCGCCTTGTGAACCATGTTGTCGAAGACCGGCTTAACCTTAGCCTTGAGACTCGGAGACTTCGTGACCATGTCGGCAACGTGCTTTCCATGCTTTGCGTACCAGGCTCTAAACGCCCGGCCTGCCACGGACAACGGTAAAACGTTATTGACGTACCACCTAGCTAGATGTGTCTCTAGCGCCTGGGGTCCGTATACCGCTTCCGCAATCCAACAGAATAAGGCCGCGCCACCACCGGCTGCGCTTGCGCCACCGGCTCCGGCTCCGCCAGCCCCTGCGCTGCCCGCGTTAAATAGCGATTCTGCGGCCTTCGATCCGAGGGTATTAAAGAAGCTGCTACCCAGCGTGTAACCCAGCTGGGGGGACGTTGTCTTTTGCACCGAATGGCTCTCTTGCCCTAGCAAGCCTGGATAGAGCTGCATGGCCTGATTCAATGCGGCAAACCTGTTAGATACTTCGTTCTGGTTAGCAACCTCGTTTTGCTGAATCATGCCCATCAGAGCAGGACTCGCTTGTGTCAATGCGGATCCAACGACGCCACTGACGTTCTGAGGGTTGCTCAAGCCGCGCATCGCATAGTTGCTAGATACGTCGGCAAACATATTCTTACCGAGCTGGTTCACGCCCTCCATCTGGCTAGCCATAAAACCTTGGCTATTCAGGTTAAACGGGTTCGTGTTCCTAGTACGGTCTTGGAGGCTATTCGTTAAAAAGTTTACGTCGCCCGGCGTTCTAGCCAGCAAGGCGTTATAGCCGGACATGTCATTGCCTCGGAGTCCGCTAAATGCGTCTGTCCGCTGCTCTGACTTACCGCCACTGAAGAAGCCCATCGTTTGCCTCGACTCGGTTAAATCTTAATAAAGAAATTCACGCCTAGAACCGGGTGTACCGTGTTGTGCGCACTAGATGCAGCAGCGGCACTGTTTAGCTGAGTGGCCGCACTCTCGCCTACGGCGTTAGCCGTGTTGGCTGGTATGACGCCGGTTCCACCGCTCGCCCCGGTCGCAATCGTGTGCGTATGTGCGGGCAATCCACTTTCGGCCGCCGTGAGTAGATGGGTTTCCGCGCCTCTGAATCCGCCGACGGCTAAAACCGTTAGAGCATCAGAGCCAGTAATAGCCCCGGTGCCACTTGTTCCGCCGCCTGCGCCAGTTCCCGCGCCCATCGGGCTACGGCCCTGGAAGTTCGGGACGTTGAAGGTAGTACTTCCGTCACCGACTCCGTAAGCCGTTCCAATAGCCGCGAACAGTTCCGATAGCGTAGATCGGCTATGGGCTGCTCCGTCGCAAATGACCCAGCCGGACTTCGACGACCGGGCGGATATGCAAATATCGCCTGCTTCCGCAGACGTAAGCCGTCCGCTGGCTGCGATACCTACGGCTAGCCTAGTGGCTAGGTCTGCTTTCGTGCCAATCAAGCTAGCCGCTGAGCCTAGCTTGCCTTCGATAGCTACGACGGCCGCAGCCGGGCCATTGATATGCTCGGCCCGCTTTTCATCGACTCCGTTATGCAGAGTCGTTGCGGAGTCCACGGTACCAGCCGCCCAGGTGCTGGTGCCGTTCATTAAATCTGCCATCAGATACCTTATCTAGACTTTTTTGATGCGAACTAGAGGGAGTATGGAGTCGAGGACAAACCGGCCGGTTGACTGAATCCGGATACTGACATAATGGAATACCGCGTCGTATCGAATTGCAAAGGCCCCCCGTCGTGAAGACGTAGAGCAGTAGAGTCTGCCGTCGCCGTACAACGTTCCGTCGCCGTAAGGCCCGCAAGCCCCGGCGACAGAAGATGTACTAGGTTTGGCCCAGTAGCGCGTTGTCCAGTACCTAGAAGCCCAATGCTGTGACCACACTGGGGCCTCCTAGGTTAGGTCTAGAGTAACGGCTAGCCTGTTTCCGTGCTCGTCGGTCGAAGACGTAATCCGGTCTTTGTCTCCAACAACGGCGTTCTTTATGATGATCTCGCCTGAGTCCGCGCCTTCCAAAGCTCCGGCGTCGGCCGCTGCGCCTAAGCGCATCGCCTGCCGCACGGTCAGGCCGGTTTCGATAGCGTCAGCCCGGTCTAGCAATCCATCTGCTAGCTCGTTCACGGCTGAAGCCGCTAAAGCGTCTGATGTAAAAGCGTCAGTCGCCAGTGCATCGGCTGTGATCGCATCGTCGGCAAATGACGCTGCGGTAATGCCGTCTTCGGCAATAGAACCGACTTCGCCTATGACCGAGGCTGCGCCTTCGCCAAAGGTTCCCGCCGTCGAATGCAGCGCCCTTGGGGCGTCCCATATCGCGGCAACTACACCGCTCTGACTAGCCGCAGACAGTGCCACAGCGCCAGTGAACAGATTGAACGGCATGTAAGCTGCGATGTCACCAACAGTAAAAATGTGGATAGCATCATCGGACCATTGCGCTCCTGCCGCGTCGATCATCGTAATTACGGCTTGCCTGCATTGCATTTCCGAGGCGCTAAGTGCGATGGAAATAGATGTCCCACCGCTAGGCTCGACGGTCGGAAGGGCCGCTAGGTTAGCGGCGGCCCCTCCGTCCTTTTCGATTTTGAAGTCACCCGAAGCCAGCGTCGGCGTCGCCTGGTACTGGCCGGTAGACTGAGACACCAGCTTGTACCCTCGGAGCGTCCAGGCCGTTCCGTATTGGGCAAAGTAGATCATCGGTTAGGCCCTTCGTGCGATATAGACATGGTCGTAGTAGTGGTGCCACGCTCTAGACATGTCCCTGTAGGGGGCATTTGCGTTTGGTTGATTGTCCCAGGTAGGAGTAATCACAAACTCGTTATACCCGGAAGGACTTGCGTTTACGTTGTTATAGCTACCGCACAGCGTCCTATCGACCCACCACTTCACGATGCCGTCTTGAGACGAGGCTGTCGTGCTCGCTTTCAGGTAGACTTCAACAAAGTGCCACCCGGAGCCCGCGGACACTCGGCATGCCGTGCTATTAATATTGGGCTCAAACCACCCAGTTCCATCCGTCGGGTAGTTCGTATTGAACACCGTAGGAATGTGGGTATTATTAACAATGTCCTGCTGGTACCATTTGAGCGTCTTAGGCTGATCTTGGCCGCCTTGCCAGACGAGGAAGCTGTTACATCCCCCGGCGTGGTTTCTGATGAATACCGTCTTATTATTGTTGTTTATATAGCCCTGGAAGCCGGAGTTTGTGGCCCAGTACATTCCCATATAGACTTCGCGGCTAGACGTGAAGTTCACGCCCCACTCGCCGTTTCCGTACCCGGAGCCTGCCGCCATTTCCACGTCTAGGACGTGCGGGCTGCTGAAAGGCGTACCTGAAATCGACGGAGCCGCAAAGGGGAACGTATTATAGACGTTGTACCATCCTTGCCCTGATGGGAAGCCGCCGCTAAACGGGCAGTCGGTAACAAGCGTCATGCCGCTCGGTAGATTCGTCCACACACCGCCACTGACCGGGGTCGTGACTGTGATAGCCGATGTCTTCTCAGAGTCATTGTAGCTAGCTGTAATCGTCGTAGATCCGGCCGCTATTGCCGTGACCGGCACTAGAACTGACGTGCCCCCCGAGGGAACCGTCACCGTCGCGGGCACAGTGGCCTTAGTAGCATCGCTGCTTTCTAGGGACACTGACGCCGCCCCGATGGCTTGGCTAGATAAGTTCAGTGTTAGGTTTGTGACCGTACCAACATCTAGACTAGCTGTAGAAGTCAACGAAGCGAGGACCGGGTTAGCCGGGGTAGTTCCGTCGGTCGTAAAGGCAATCGACGGGTTCAGGATTGTATTGTTGTTGACCCCTACGGAGTCTTCGTCTAGGATGAAGTCGATGTACTCACCGGCTAGCATGACCTCCGTTTCGGAGTACGGGTAGTCGGTCGTATTGTTGTTCATCGCCTGGCTAAAGATGGTCGAGGCGTTATGTTTAATGATCGCCGTCGCGCCCCCACCGGAAGCATACATTCTGAAGTAGCCGGTAATGACAGCCGTTCCGCCCGCGGGGGCCGTCCAGCGAAGCACAGGCCCGGCGTGGGTACCGTTAAAGCCGTGATGGAAGCCGCTATTCCAAATAGACAGGTACTGCTCGTTGCCGTTCCACTTGTTCTCTGCCGCCGAGTAGGTCAGTAAATTGCCGTTGGTGTCGCGGTATGACCACTGGCTTTGACCTTGCGATCCGGAGTACTGAGACGCATAGCTGTAGGTCGTCGCCGTCACCGGGGGCGTAGGTTCGGGGTCTTCAGGGATCGGCGCGGGATCGACTGGGGCACCGCTAATCGAAAACCCTACCGCGGACGGCGCTAGCGGGACGTTGGCCCCCCCGGCTGAGCTAAGGTTAAAGGACTCTCCGGCCGGGTTAGACCAAGGCCCAAAGCCGTTGTCATTGAACTGCCGCACCCGGACCTTGAGGACGGACGCCGGAGCTTCTAGCCTGAATGAGGTAGACGTAGCATCGGCTGCGACAGGGCTAAGCCGCATCCAAGGGTGAGTCGCCGCTGAGTAGTCCACAGGTACGTTGGCGACAAAGCTAGGGCTATCAGTGTAAATCTGAACTTCCTGGCCGGTATCCTGCGCGGAGCCGGTGCTGTTATCGGCCCAGTTCACGGTACAGTTAATGTATTGGGGCATGTGTTCCTTAAAAGCTGCGTCCTAAAGCGCGCCCTAGTGCCCGCATAGCTGCACGGCTTACGACGGTAGGGCTAGCGGGGGGTGCTGAAACTAGATACGAGTTATCGAAGTAGTGAGGATAGATGATGCTAGGGTGTTCTAGGTATGCGGCTTCGGTCACGGTTCCAGCTACACCTGTCGGGGCGTAGTTCTTCTCTGGACTCGACCGGCCATCTAATGGACTATGGAACACTAAGCCGCTAGGAAAGAATAGGGGCGAGAATCCTAGGGCAAGTGCTTTAATCTCGTCCGTACTCAGTACGCGGTTCCAGATAGCGGGCTCCGCAAGGCCCCCGGCGTAGAACGTATCTAAGGGGTCTCTGGTGCCTACCCGCAACGACGCGGTCGCGTCTGTCTGGACTGTGCCACTTCCGGCGTCCTGATCGACATAGGAGACTTCGGCTATGGACCCGCCCAGGTTTCCGGCATAGATTTTAGGAGCCACAACCCCTACGCCGGGCCAGGTCGTCACAATCACCCGCCAAGTGTTGACAACTAGTACGTCAGCAACAGACGTAGCCTCGGCGTTCGACCCATTTGTCAAAATCGCCGTAAAGATTTTGTTATTGCTGCTGCCGTCCCCAATGGCCGATATAAACAGGCGTCCGGCAGAGTAATCGCTTTTGAATTTCGCTAGTATGGTGCGCTCGTTGACGACGTTCCCTGTAACGCGAACCAAGGCAAACGCCGTATAAGCGGACAGGTCGTCTATGGCCGTTTCGGAGCCGTATACAATTTGGTCATTCGACCCGTCAAACGTCCGCGCCATGTCTAGGTTTCCTTCAGGACAACTTCGTGTAGCTCTAGGTCTGTGGCAATGTCGTCAGTGCCGCTCGTTCCGTCCGCATCGCGCCGGATCTTCAGCCTAAAGGGCTCGCCTGCCGCCAAGCTGTCTAGCTGCGCGTTCGTGTGGGCTATAGAAATCTTTGTTTTGATACCGCTGGTTCCGTTTGCCGTGCCGCCTGCGCTTTGGAACGTTCCAGAGAAGCTATCGGCGTCGAAGTCATGGCCTCCGGCCTGGCCGCGCTCGAAGTCGCTCTGTAGCCTAGCGGAGCCAGAGGTTGCGCTAGTGAACGTCACGTAGGCGTCAATCGTAATTCCGCCGCCTGCGTAGTTCGACGGCAAGACGCCTTGAAACAGAACTTCTTCGTCAGACGACCCGTCGAAATCTAGGACCGGCTTCTGGTTCCGGAGATCGAGGCTCGCATAAGCAGAGCTAGGGAACGACGCTGCCCTAGGTAGGAATGTGCAAAGAAAGTCGCCGCTCGCCATTACGCCGTCTCCTTAAACCTGTAATCTAGAACCATCTTTAGAAGCTGGGCTTTTTCTTTCGCGGTCAACAGGCCCCTAGCTGGTTGGGGAATTGCCGCATTGAACTCCAGGGCGTTCGCATCGGCCCAGTCGTCGATTGCGTTCACGGCGGCAATCAGGTCAGGCTTGGAAACATTAAACGGTAGCCGGTTGTCCGACATGTACTGGGCAAGCTCTTTGAGAATGCTAGCCCGCTTGGGCGCACTAAGGACGGCCATATGCTCCTACTGGTTAAACGGGCTCTAGCCCGGTAGCGATGGTAGAATCTAGATCGTGCAGGGAAATCGTCGGGGGGCTGTCGTACTGTCCGTAGAACTCCACGCCCGGCATGTACTTTTCGCGGGTTGGCGCGTTGAAGTGGTGCCAGAACGTCTTGTAGTCGCCGCTAAGCTCAATTTGTTCAGCTCCGACCATGTCATAGGCTACGTCCTGCGCCATGCGGTAGACATAGGCCCCGGTCGCCGGGTTGCCTTCGCCGCCTATTAGGGCGTTCTCCGAAAACTGAGACTCGACCCAGCAACGATTAACGGTAAATCCGGTATGCGGGCCACTCCAGACCGGGCCGCGGTCGGGATGCTCCATAAACGACTTCATGTCTAGATAGAAGTACGTCGAGCAATGCGTATCCGATCCAGTCGGAAACCCTAGGATCAAACGCCGGTCAAAGTAGACCATCCAGATTTGGCTAAGCTGGGCAATGTTCCCGGTCTCTAGGCCGGGGGTTGAGCCGCCGCCAGTCGTAGGGTTAGCCCGGATCTTGTCGCCAATAATTCTAGGGCTCGCTTCCCCGAAGGGGAGCCACCAGACGTTGAGATCGGAACTGACGCCAAAGACGCCAACTCCGGGAACGGTACAGATTGAGTACGGAGAACTAGTGCCGATCCTGGGGTCTATAAGCTTAATAGCGCCATCTTCGCCGGTACTCGCAGTTCCGGCTGTTACGTCGGCTCCGAAATTCGTTCCGGTAATCATGTACAGGGCGTTCGCCTGGGTCGCTATCAGGCCGGGGTATACGTCGCCCTGGGTAGATCGGAGCGTATGGGGATGAATCGCAGTAAACGGCCCCCCCATCATGGGCCGGAATGTGGCCCAGCTCGAATCGGCCGACCACTTATGGGCAACTCTCGGGTTCGACCGTTCGATAAAGCCGTCTAGCGTCAGGGCCATCAGTCGGTCTAGGACCGGCTTGACCATCTTACAGCCGTTCGGTACGTTCTGTGCCCCAACGAGGCTATCGACAGATTGCCACGCTAAGCCGTCGTACTCGTAGAGCTTATCGACGCCGTTAGCGACATAGACTTTGTCGGTTGTTTTCCAGGTCTCGAAATGCACGTCCGTATTTTCGGTCATGGCCGCGGACAGTTCGGTCTCGGCCCCTAGGTCGGAAAGTAGTACGATCTTAGGTCCGTAGGCTACGAGTCTGGCGCTCTGTCCGGTGCCGTAATAGAACTTATGCCCCCCGGAGATCCGGTACGAACCTAGCGACGACGGAGTCAGGGGAACTGAGCCTAGCCGGGTCCGGAGCCCGTCGATAAACTCCATGTTCCGCATAAACCGCGCTTCGCCGGGCCGTAGGTCTTCGTCGGCCGCCCGTAGATTGATCCCTAAAATAGGATCCGGGAAGTTCGCGGGCTTATCGGCTAGCTGGTTCCGTAACATCTAGCGGTAGCCTTCCATCTGCGTATACACGACGCTCTGCGCGCCGTACTGGGCTAGCATGCGTTCCCAAATCTGTTCTTCTGCGGCTCGCCGGTCGTCGTCAAACTTCGCCATTGTTTTGACTTTGACGCCCTGGATCCACAAATGCCTGCGCCTGCGCAAGTGCGCGATAAAGACGCTGTCGGCCTCGTCCATTAGCGTCAAATTTTGCCGGTAGGGCAGGAGAATCGGGTAGTTTTCGTCGGCCGCCGGGGCTAGCTCGATTTGCCAGTTTCGGCGGCTGTATTGACGCGGCCGCCCTAGGGGCTTGCTGACGTAGTCGTAGTCTCGGCGCGGCAGGACTTCGCTCTGCATGCCAATGACGTATTCTGAAGTCGAGTTAGGGTTGCCCGTACTGGTCGGCCAAGCCTCACTAACGGTCAGAACTTTAGTCGTATTGTTGTAGGCCGAAATAAGGCGTTGCGCGTTTTCGCCTGCTCCGTCGGTAATAAAGATTCTGCGGCCTTTAATATCGTCTTCCTCGGTCGAGAAATCCGAGGCTAAGGTAATCGTCGTGCTCGTACCAGCTTGGGCTGTGCCGCGGTACTCGTCCGCGCACCAGAACAGCTCTACCTTAATTTCTGAGTCAAAATCGTCGGGCTCGGTAATGTCTGAAAGTCCAGCGGGTACGACGCGGCAAGCTAGGCCCTCTAACATCCGGTCGGTTCTACAAGCGTTCCAGATTTCGGCTTTGATCGTTTCCCACTGGTTCGCTTTGAAACTGAGATAGGCAGACTGAGCAGTCGTGACCGAGTACTGCCCGGCTTCGCTCATACCCTGTATGATAATTTCTGCAACAGTCGGGTTCGTAACAACGGCCATCGTGGATATTTACCTTTTAGGGCTAGGGCAGAGGCCGTTATAGGCCCGGCTGGGGAGGGACCAGCCGTACCAGAAGCATGCCCTAGCTTTAGGGGGAACTAGTACCGGCTATCTAGAAGGCTCAAAGGAAGTTCGGCGTTTCGCGCCATTCCATCCGGCCCACGTAGACGCTTGGGGCTGTAGACAATCTCAAGGCCAAGCAAGAACTTGTCCTCAGTCAAGCCCACTGCAAACGTATCTAGCTCAACTTGCAACGTAACCGCTTCTGCGAGGGCAGAGATCGTCCCGCCTGCGAGCAAGCCGTATTCGGTCGTCTGGTAGGTGTACGCGCCGACCACGGTATCTTGCGCAAGCGCAGTCGTCAGGGCCGACGTAGCTGCGGCAATCGTGGTGCTGTTCGGAACCAACGGAAGATAAAACACCTTCCAGTTCATCGTGTCAGCAGTCGTCGCGCTGCCAGAAGTCCAATGGATCCGGAAACGAATGTCCTTGTTCAGGTCCATGTCGTAGGGCAACTGCATGACGTGGTCGAGCACGTCGCCGTCTGCCTCGAACAACGGGGCCACTAGGCCAAACGTCGAGATTTCCTTGGTGACAAGGGCTCCGGTGCTAGATCCGGTATCGACGCCCGCGGTCCCAATGAGACCACTAAAGCTGCCGCCCGGAATGTAGATCCGGCCCGGACGCCACTCAAACCCTTTATCGGAGTAGACGCGAGAATGATGCGAACCGTTAGGGAACATCGGCTACACTTTCTAGGCTCCCCCCTAGGTTAGCCGTCCTAGGGGTTCTGGCCTGTTTTAGATTAACGAGATCCGCTTTTAGCGGAATGCTCGGAACGTGAACGTTTTGCTAGCTTCCTGGCAGCCTGCATCGGTTCCCACTAGGAAACCGTGGTTCGTGCCATCGGTCCCGGCAACGGGAGTAATCCCGCCGGAGGTGATCGCGGCCGCGGCGGTCGTAATCACCATTGCATGCGCGTCCGTCATGTCGCTCGTCCAGATCGTCAGAACGTCCTTGTCCGTCGCGTTAATTAGCTCAACGCGGCTCGGAACGAAACCGACATTCACATAAGTTGCGGACGGAGAAGCGTCGCACACGTACTTACCTTCGACAAACGCGGCAAAGGGGAGGCTCGGCCGAATCGTCACTGTAGCTACTGCCATCTAGAAACTCCTTTAGGTCTACTTGTCGTGAACCTTGATAATTTCAATATCGAAGTCCGACTGGTAAACATAATCCTGTTTAGGATTGTAGAAATCTTCCTGTTTGCGGGGCATGCCACGCTGCGCGGGGTCGTACTCTTTCAGGTCAGGAACGATAGTCTTAGACTTCGCGTTCTGTAGCTGTTCGAGTGCGTCTTTAGGTAGCGTATTCCGCTGGCCCACGACGACCCACTCTTTATGCCCATTGACCTTAATAGGGATCGGTTCGCCCTTCTTATATTGGCTGTTCGCCGCTAAGTAGAACTCAACCTTTGGCCCCCCGGCTTTGGGGTGCTTTTGCATATTTGCCACTAGCTATCCTTTCGTCGTTTCCAGTTTTCGTCATGCTGAGCGACTAGCTCGGTGTCTAGCTTTACGTCGAACTCCGCAACCCTCCGGCGGTCGCTGGCCCGGTGCGATTCGTAGCCTGTAGCTAAATAAGCTGCATGCCGCTCCGCTTCGGACTTGGACAGCCCCCGCTTAAGGGGCCGTCCGTCCTGTGTCACCATATACAGATTCACCTATCCCTCCTAGGCTACTTAGTTCGAGGCTGCACACTCGATGCGAAGAATCCAATCCTGGTTGGTAATCAACCGGGCGCTCGTATTCTTCCAGCCCATCGTTTGAAGCTGGTCAATCGGGTCGCTCGTACCCGCGGACCCGAGGCCCTTGCGGAAGGTCTTGGTCGATCCACCGCTAACCGGGACCCGCGTAAAGCCGTGCTTCGCAAAAATCAGAATGGTATAAACGTCCACAGCTCCGGCAGTGTTCTTCACGGCCGTGCTGGATCCGCCACCACCCGCGAACTTCTTACCACCGGCACCTAGGGAGCTAGGATCCGGAGCCTCGAAGAACGCAATTTGCTTATAACGGCCCACTTCGCCTTCGGCCGCGCCTTTGTAGTCGCTGGCCCACTTGTAGCCGTCGATATTTTGAACATCGAACATCACATCCGGCATCGTGATAGCCGGGTAGGCGGGCATAATGGGGCTGGATCCGACGTTTTGCGAACCCGCGTTGCCAGACAAGAGCTTTTCGGCCCCTTCGTTGGACAATGCGCGGATGGCTCGGTCGAAATCGGCCGCGTCCGGCAAGCTCACAATGTCAGTACGGCTAGAACCGTTCGACAAAATGGCGTTGGTACCAGCAGCCGCTACGTCGCGGTCAATCGCGTCCATCGTGTACCCGGCCTGTTCGCCTAGAAGGGCCGCCCAGTGCCGTTGATACTCGTCGATACCGACCATGTCCGCTAGGTCAGTCAAAGCGATGAAATCGCCAAACTGGTTTAGCGTTGCGGTATAATCCGCGAGGGTCGGGACCTTCCCACTCGGGGGGATGCCTTCAGCTAGCGGAGATAGAGGCATAGCTAGATGCGCGTACCGGCGGAAGAGGATAGTTTTACCCTTCTTCGCCGGAAGATTGACCGAATCGGCCCACCGGCCATGAATATCCTTGTACTTCGCGTTCAAAAGAAGCTCACGCGAATAGAAGGTATTATCAAACGCCGGAGAAGGGCTAATGTTGGTTAATAGATTCGTGGACTTAACGGTCGCTGCCATTTAAGGAAACTCCTAGATTTAGCCCAAGCCCATCTTTTTCTTAGTCGCAATAAATTCATCGTCGGACATGTTCGCCCAATCAGGCTGTGATGCAGCCTTTGCGGCTTTACCTGCCCCGGCTTGAACCCCTTGCTTCAGAGCTTGGTTAATCGTCTTCGTCAATTCTTTACGTGTGGTCTGCTCAACTTTTTTCGCGCTCAGACCTAGACTTTGCGCGGCCATTGCAACCGCTTGGGCTTGGACAAGGACGTTCTTAGGATCTAAGCCCATCGCTTCGTAGCCCGAGAGGAAATCCGACGCTTTGGAAAACAAGTCGGTTCCTGGTACTAGGTCTGATTCGTACTGCTTGAGGATCCCGGCCGCGTCACCGACAAGCTTACGCTCGGCGGCTTGCACCGTCGTCTGGCGCATGGACGACTGAATGTCCATTTTCCGCAGCTCAGCGTCGATCAAACGGACCTGCCTAGCTGCTTCCTGCGCCTTTTGGGACGCCTGGTTGGCAGCGTCATACTGGCCTTCCGATTGCAGCCGCAGAGCCTGGTTTTCAAAGTGGGCGACCTCTCGGATACGCCCCTCTTTCCAGTTCTCTAGCTGATCGGACGAGTATTTCGGAGCGTCCGCTTTAGGAAGCGGGGTCGCGCTGCGCTCCATGTCCGCTAGGCGTTGCGCCATGCGGCTCGCTTCTGACTGAACCTCTTGGTACGCTTTCTCTAGGTCCTCGGCAGATTTGTACTTACCTGCAAAAACACGCGGTTGAGGCGTTTCCTCTGAAACCGTTTCCGACTCGTCGGGGGTTTCTTGGCTAACGTCTTCCGTCACCTGTTCATCGGCCTGGCTTTCTACGGGTTGCTCAACTTCCGTTGAGGCCGTTTCTTCCAGGGTTGCGATTTCTTCAGGCATGTATCCTCCTAGCTATGCCGTCGCGTTTACTCCGGATGGTCCGGATTGGCCTTGCCCAGCAGCGACGGCCTTTGCTAGGTTCGGGTCGGGCATTTGTTCTCCCTGTTTTCTGATTGCCGAAATGATTTCTCTTGAGTACGGCATGTCGCTTGCTTCAACGATCATTTCTAGCGGGATCGGCGCACCTGCCGCTTTGAACTGCATCATTTGCGTAGCAACGGCTGCCCTAGCTGTCGGGCTGACTTCCTGGAAGTCCACTACGATGTCCATGTCGATGTACTGCAATTGCTTGAAGTACTCGTACATTTGCTCGTCGGGGATCGACTCAGGACCGAGAATGCCTGCCTGTTGCAGAATCCTCTGTTGCTGACCGATAATCCGGTCCATTTTCTCGGGGCTGTAGTACTGTTGGATCCGGCGCAGCAGAAGCTCACCGACTAGCTGCTTCGTCTCGGTCCAGTTCAGTAGCAAACTACCGATACCGACTAGCCCCCCGGCTTGGCGGCTTTGAATAGCCCGGCCGGACACGGTCTTTTGGGTCGTTTGACCCATCATTTCCGCGTTGACTCCGGCGATTCGCATAATCGAATCAATGCCGAATTGCAGAAGTTCCATGTCCCCAGGGCTTAGAACCTGGGGGGCGACTGGGATAGGGGGAGACCCGGCATACTCGCCAATAAAGCCCGGCCGAGCGTACTGCGCCCGGAGCTTTTCAACGTCTACTTGGTCCTGCTTCGAGAGCCAGACGCCGCCTTTAGGTCCCCGGACGACAGTGTCTAGCATGGTGGCATGGTGCCAGTTGACTTCGCGCTGCGGGTCCTTAATGTCGCGGACGACACCTTTGATCGAATTCAGATCGTCGGTGTCCTGGTAGCAAGTAAATGGAACAAACGGATAACGCCAATCGGATCCGTGTGGGCTCGGTCCATCGTCTAGCAGCTCCCACCCGCACACGTTAGCAACGCGCAAAGCGGTGGTCGGACGCACGACTAGCTCGAAGTGCTCGGTCGCTTCAGACCCGGCTTGCTTCCGGACCCGATCTAGGGCTTCCTCGGCATGCTCGGGCTTCCGGAACGTATGGACCTGTCCGGTCAGTCCGTTAATCAAAGCGGACTGGCTCTTAGCTTTCTCGATAGAAAATTGGCTAGCGGCTGTTTCTCCGGCGGTGTTATGGATCCGTTCGATTTCCTTATCCGCTTCGTCTTCGCTCTGGAATCGGCGTACATCGCCGGTCCTAGAATCGACAAGTAATGCGACTTCAACCGGGACCCGGTACCAGTACTGGAGAATGCGAATCCGCCCAGTGTCATCGTCTACAAGTTCCTGTAGAAGATGCTGGGGGACGCCCGTAGAAGCTGGGTCTTCTTTGAGCCAGTTCACATGAGCCCCCCGCTGGAGCACAGCTTGATGCTGCGGCCATCGTCGGGCGGCTGCTTCGGGCGTCGTCCATATGAGCTTGTACTGCCATTCGGCGTCGTTCTTCGTATACAACCTAGCCCCTGGCTCATGGCCCCAGGTGTTGGCTTCTAGGATGTCTAGCTTAATATCGCCTTCTAGGTAGTCGTCCGTCAGGTCGAAGCTGTGGCCGACTTCAAAGACAGCCTGCCCCCCGATCAGACCCTTCCGAAAGCCCTGATGAAATACATGTGCCCCGCGGGTACAGTCCATTGCGTAGCGCATATTGGCCGTCATTAACCGGCCTAGCTGCTCGTCTTCGGACCCCCGCGGAAACGCCCGGTAATCTTGCTCGCGCTCTTTCTGATAGCCCGCGATAAAATCGACGACCGGCTTAATCAGATTAAACGTCGCAATCGTCCGCTTCTCTTTACGAAGCTTCTGAAGATCCGCTGGATCCCATTGCTTGTCGCCGCCTTCGTTATAGTTGAAGTCTTCGAGCGACCTGTTCCGAGCGTCCCTGGTCTGGTGGTGGTAGGTATCGACGGAACTTATGACGCGCTTTAGAAGTTTCTTTGCGTCGTCCTGCTCGGCCGCCGTCCTGGTAGGGTACGTTTTCTTCTTAGCCATCTAGTAACTCATCCAACCTTTGCCCGTAGACTCTTCGGTAAACGGGTTGTACCGCTGCCGGGCTGCTCTGATTTCTTCCAGGACATTACGCTTGCGCTCAACCGTCAGGATCGGAGCGTTAGGCCGGGATGCCTCGAAGTAGAACCAGGCGTCCATGTGGTGATCGTTGTAGTCCATTGGTTCGTCTGGACTGTTTCGTAGCTGGCTTGTAATCCGATTCTTCTTCCACCGATACCCAAGGGCTTCCTTGATGAAGTGGGTACAGTGGCTAGATATGAAAATCCTAGGAGAACCTAGGCCGTCGTCGGGATGCTCTAGCTCAGGGTCTACCGTCAAGCCTTGGGTAATCCGCGTATAACCGCTGTCCCAGTCTTTCTCGCCTTTGATCGGAAAGACGCCGTTAGCGTTGTACTCGTCTACAATCGCATAGACTGAGCCGCCCCTAGATTGGTTGGCTGCCCAGCAGGCAGAGTCGAGGTACGTGTAGGTTATGCCCTGCTTGAACTGCTTGCGCTTGGACAGGATGACTTCGCAGTGATGCTTGACCGGCTTTCCATCTCCTTCGTAGTGCTCGTCTAGCAAGTACCGAATACCGCGCTCGTCTACCCCCCACCACTGAACCGCCGTCGGGTTCATCAGTCCGTGGTCAATCGACTCGTAGATTTTCCAGTGACTCTGCGGCCGGATGTAATCGAGGACATGTGTGCCCTGGTGGAACTGCGGAAATATACGGCCGCTGAATACGTCCCAGCTTCCGTCTAGGTACCGCTTCCGTGCGTCCGGCGGAAACAGCTTAACCATGTCATCGACATAGTCTTGCGGAATGAACCCCGCGGCTAAGCCGTCGTAGGTACTCGCCTGATAGAGCTGGTATCCGGCTTTGCGCTCCGGGCTGTCCGGGTGGAAGTGCCGCCAGAGGTAGCTGCTCGTGCCTTCAGGGTTGAACGTACAGAAGCCGTATGTCGGAACAATGATCGTTTCCCCATTGACCGTTAGCGGCTTGTCGTCGCTACCGATCATTGCGGTTTTGCGACGAAGCCTAGAGACTAAAAGCTGAAACCTGGCGTCGTCGATTTCCTCGGCCTGGTCAATGTAGAACCAGCCTAGGTTTATGTTATTAAAGCGTTCCTCTTTCATGTCGCCGTAGATGATTTCCGACCCGCCGTATTGCGGTTTGAAGCGTAAATAGCCTAGCTGGTCGTTCTTCTTTGCAATGAACGAGTCGGGAATCAGTCGGCGGAACTCTGCGAGGGTTGTAGTACGAAACTCTTTGCCGTCAAGGCGGCCCATGAACCCCATGTTCCCTGGGAACAAGTAGCTGAGGAACCAGGCTTTGAGGCACCCGGCGGTAGACTTGCCATTACCGAGGCCGCCGCCGTAAGCCTGGAACCTGTGTTCCATGTCGAACAGGAAGTTAGCTTGTATCGGGAGCTTGTCGAACTGTATGGGTTCGCCCGAGGCATTCATGGGCTCCCACTCTGTGGGGGCGAACAGCCTGCTAGTCGGTTCCGTCATGTCTAAGGCTCGTTACGTTGCCACAGGTAGAACAAGCCCACTCGGCGGAAGGTTGCCCCCCTGTGGGGAATGGGCGAAGCTTAGCCCCCCTATGCCAGCACCAGCCTTTCGGCGGAAGACTGGGTTTACGGCTGACATAGCCCCCCCTTGTCCTTGCTTGCGAAACGGGAGATCGTGGCTCCTGGGGCAAATGCGCTCGTTCTAGTGGCATTCTCAGTGGGCTCCAATAGAATAAAACGAAATAGAATATGATTGCCGCAAGGGGCACTAGTCCCCCGCTATCCGCTTACAGGGCAGGTGCATCTGGTTAGCTACGGCAATGTTGGTAGCGGGTGAGGGAATTGAACCCTCTCGCGCCAGCTTATGAGACTGGGCAGCTCACCGTTGCTACTCCCGCTATGAAAAAAGCGAATGAGTCTGCGTAGATAGGAAGCTAGGCTATGCCCCCCCTAAGTTTGGCAAGGGGTCGGGAATCGAACCCGAACACGTCGGCACTGGGCCGAACGGCCAGCCATGCGCCCCCTGATAAGTTCTGAGAAAAAATAGACCGGACTTCACGGTACCGGTACCCGCACAGGCCACGCCCCCCGGTCTCGTCCCAAGGGTGGCCCCCGGGTCGATGCGCTAGGGGTAGGGGATCGAAGCGGCCTAGCTGCTAGCTGTAGTGTCTAGGTCTAGCTCGGATGGGGCCTGAGTCGCAGTAGGTGCTACTTCAGGTGCTACTACCTCAGTATAACCTGTTGATTCTATTACGCCTGCACAAGACACTGCGTCTTGAGGTACCTGTTCTGCCTGGGGCTTCGCGGCGTGCTTACCTACCTGTATCGCTATGACAGCACTGACATTCTCTAGCAGTTTCGCGGGGATACGCACTGTAACAGCATCAGTACTTTGCCCCCCAGTGGCTTTGTCGAATAGTACGCCGAAAGACCACACTAGGCCCTTCAAGTACTCTTTGTCCTTTTTGCCTGACCGTCGAAAGACGCTGATTATGTCTTCAGCTAGCAAGTCAGCGGCATACGCAGCCTTATAGCGAAGAGATCCACCATGTTTATCAAGGCTTTGCTTACTATGCTCAGCCCGGTCAGGTAGCTTAGCCGTCCGGATGCGCTTAGCTGTCGGGATGCGCTCAATTAGGCTACTAGGCTTGCTAGTGGTTAGGTCTTGGCCTGCAATGGACAAAGCTTTAGATAGCTTACTTGGTTTCATAGTAAGGGCTAGGCTAGGTTGAGCTAGGCTAGCTAGGGGCTACAATGGCTAACTGGATTAAGATGGATTAAGAGGGAGGGAGGGGATTCGGAGGGGACTATGCTAGGCTGTGAAAAGTAGACACCCTAGTATATGCATAGCTAATAAGAGTACCCCCGCCTACATCTATTATACACGCCAGCTCGGGTTTTAGGTCGCTGTTTTGAAAATATATTTTTTTATAGCCTATTTTTCTATTGACAGCTATGCGTCACGCATAGTATAGTCTAACCATTGGCGACTGACTAACCAAGGGGGGCTTATGAACGCATCCGCATTAGGCCATGTCACAAGAGTTGACTTTGGTGAGTTTTGGAAGAACTATGCCCCAGTCTATACCGAGGACCTCCTACGCGCGAAGCGCGACCTGTTGGATGCAGGCGTACCTGCCTTAACAGTCTATGCATACTTTCACTATTACCTGCGTCTATCGCCAGATGGGTTCCTTTCGTACGTGGAACAAATCTTAGCGGACCTTGAAGACCTCGACTACCTAGAAGCGCTGGCTTCAGAGGCTGCGGCCACGTAGTGTCTCCATCTGAATTAAAAGACATCAGGAAGCGCCTAGGATTGACGCAGGCCGAGCTTGCTAAGGTCCTAGGCGTAGTTCCTAGCACGGTAGCTAAGTGGGAACAGAGTATACACCCCATTGACCCCACAGCCGCACGACTCCTAGCCCTACTTTCCAACTCCAAATAGCCACAAGCCCCCATCAGCATACCGTTCTATAGCATTCTGTAGCAATAATGTCACATTCTGGCATATTTGACACAGCGTATGCGGCATTATAAGCACAACCTGCCGGGCACGATTATTTCCTAGCCTTATAAATCAATAGCTTATAACGCTGCATAATGTGGCATTCTACGTGCATTATGTCATGGCATGCGACGATGGAACGATAGAACACAAACCAAGGGGGATAACATGACTTTTACAACCTGGGGCGACATAGCAATAGAAGTACTCGGAATCGTCCTTAGCCTATCGGGTGTCGGAGCTTGTTTCACGTTCTTACTGAACTAGGGGGTCAAGGTGATCCATTACATCCTTGTTTATCTAATCGCGTGGCTCGTAAGGGGGAAGGTATGACGGACGAACAAGCAAAAGAAGCCTTGGCGGTACTAGAAAAGCTTTGTAGTCATAGAAATCTATTGCTTACCAGGGCAGGGGTAGCGGGCTACAGACAAACAAGCGACGGTCAATGGGTCTGTGATCCAGCATCGCAAGCATTCAATGAAGCATGCGAAGTCTTACGCAAAGTAAGGGGGCGAATATGAAGATTAAACGAGTCTCTACATGGGACATAGTTGACGGCATATGTTGGTTAGTCTGTGCAGCATTGACAGCATGGGTAGTACATAACTGGTGAGCTAGTCACTATTCACAACTGGTAGCTAACTAAACGGGGGGCTTATGTCTAACAAAGAAATAACAGAATGTTTTGCAGTTCGTGGCAAGACAATGATTGACACAATTGATTCAGAAACAGGACTTACGAATATCTACTGCAAGACTCTAGAGGCTGTACGTGCTGAGCCTAAGTACTCGAATGCTGAGCGCATGACTATTGACGAGTACTGCGAAAGCAAAGCAGCCGCGCAGGACACGCCTATTACCTGGGAACCTACCACGGAAGAACGTTACTGGGAAATGCTCGAATGCTTGCCCCCTGCGGCCTATATCGTGGAAGGATTTTTAGTAGGAGAGCCCTACGACCACCACGCTACGACAGGGCAACCGCGTTATGAAGCCTTTATTAAGCGCAACGGGCAGTACTTACACGCTAGCAGGCCAATGCGTAAATCAGAGTTTCTAAGCATTGCGAAAGGAAAGGTGTAGCTATGCGGTGGATTGAAGAGGGAACAATTGAAGACGGAACCCGGAAGTACCTGGGGCGCTGTTTCAAGGTCGCACATGGCAATGCGGGGGGCAGGGTAGTCAAGGTAGTTGACCTCGAAACCTACGCAGGCTTGTTAGTCCCTATTTGTACAACGATTCAAAAGACTGGGGACGCTAAGCATGTCCGTTTTGAGAAACGAGAAGCAATACACCCCGGAAGGTTGAGGTAGACCGATGAAACCAACTATTAAAACGAAGTTTATAGGCTACCAAGTATGGCGACGGGGGCGGTTTGCTCTGCATAACCTGCTAGAGCCGATGGGCATGCATCCCATAGGGTCTACCGTTTCACGGAATACGATACATTTACACGGCTATGAACCTTCAGACTCCGAGAGAGGCTAACGATGGGTTTTCCAGCTAGATATAAAGGATCATGCCTGAAATGCGGATTACAGGTTGAGGTAGGACACTATATCACATGGTCTAGGACTAAGGGACAAAAGGGTGTTTACCATGTCGATTGTTCTAATGTCCTTGGAATTGGAATACAAACCACAGAGAAAGCGGCAGAAGAGGACTACAAGGACAAACCAGTAGAGATGGAAAGGCAATACACGGTTACTCTGAATCAGGACCATGTACCTACGATGGAGATTGAACCACAGCCCATCGAAATGAAAACTAAGGGGGGCAACATGCAGGACAGTTTCTTAGGGATGATCTCACAAGCGGTTATGGCCGATATTCTCGGAAAGCTACCTAAGCAGGAGTCAGGTGGATTGACAGCCGAACAAGCAAAGGCACTAGTCCGCGAAGTCATGCTAAACGATTTCCCTACAATTGTCCGATTCGTACCTGAGAACGGCCCCCCAGTAGACCTCAAGGGCAAGCATAAGCAGTTCGCCAGATTGCTCTACTACACACAGCGTAGAAAGCATAGTTACCTATTTGGTCCGCACGGCACAGGTAAATCGACCGGAGCGAAACAAGTAGCTGAAGCCCTGGGGCTTAGGTACGGGTTTATTAGTCTGACTCCGCAAACTCCGGAGAGTCGAATCTTAGGTTACTGTACCGCTACTGGTGCGTATATGCGTACCCCATTCCGCGAATGCTATGAGCATGGCGGAGTCTTTTGTGTCGATGAACTGGACAATATGTCGCAAGCCCTTGCCACTACCTGGAATGGAGCACTAGAAAACGGTCATATGGCTTTTCCTGATGGCCTAGTCGAACGACACAAGGACTTCGTTATGGTGGGGACTGGCAATACTAGCGGCAGTGGCGCTAACCCTGCGTATCCAGAGCGTAGGCCATTCGACAAGGCCTTTAGGGATAGGTTTGTGTATATCAAGTGGGACCATGACGCGAAGCTTGAAAAAGCGATTGCTTTGTCCCTCTGGCCGGACGCTGAGCCGTGGGTAGATTGGGTAAAGGACGTTCGGAAGTGGTCCGAAAAGAACTATACCAAGCTCGTGCCTAGCCCTAGAGTTACCTATCGGCTTGCGGAGTTTCTAGGCGACGGACAGGATAAGCATGAAGTCCTAGAAGAAATCCTTTGGCAAGGTGATACTGAGGCGAAATCGAAAGTCTTAGCTAACTGTCCGTTGCCTGTGTAGGGGGTCACGATGAATCCGAAAAACTACGAATACTACGAATCGTGGTCTAGTTGGGAAGCCTTTGTAGACCATGCGGAGCATAGAACCCCCGCGGAGCCTGAGCATTTTGAAGCAAGTAAACGCAATGATCCTAGCTGGAAAGGCGTAGAAAGCTTTGACGAAGCCCTAGGCTTGGCTCGGGCTGGATGGGCAGAGGGAACGAAGCAAGCAAACCCGATAACCGATTCTATTGAGCATAAGATAACTGGACAGATGCAACGGGCGGATATTCACTACGATATAACGGGCGAAATCCTTGACGTAGGCAGGTACTGCACAGGCGAGCCTGAACACTGGGGCGTGTGGCAAGAAACGCTAGTAGATGGTCCGGGCGTAAAGTTTTTACATCTGACTATAAACTTGTTCGTTAGCTCCGGAGTCGAAGCCGAATTGATGATTAGACGTGGGGCTACTCTCACGGCTTATATCAGGCTGCTAGAGCTAGGGGGCTATCGGGTTAAGGTAACAGGGGCTTACGTGATGTCAGGCAAGGGGACTAAGGGTCTAATGTGCTTAGAAGTGCCGATTAAAGACTATGACACCACGCTAGACTCGGACAGGCTTGTCTATGCCGTTGCCCACCCTAGCGTATTCCGTTGCCTAGGCTTCGCTGTAATGGAGGGAATCAAGAACAAAAAAGCAAGGGAACATTTCGGAGTCTATAACTGGTATGGCACAGGAACCACTGTGCCTGAAGAAGACCAAGGGGACGTACACATAGCCAATATGGACTACAGGCAAATAACAGATTTTGGTACTCCGGAGCGTTGCGAGCAATGGGTGATCTCGCAATTAAAAGCGGCTGGAGTCTTAGCTAACTAACGACGGCCTATCGGCCGAAGGGGGGGGGCATATGACAAGCGCAGCGCTAGAAACAGCGAATCGTATAGTAGAGAACTATTCTATGATCCAAAGCAGGGCTAACCTGATAGTCGAAGCTGTCAATCTGAAGCTCTACATTGCCAAGCATAGCCAGGGCTTTCCAGAGGTCGATAGGGACACGTTAGAGCGGGAAATCTGGCAACGACTCCGGACGATGGCAGAAGAGTACTTGGCCTAGCGGCCATCAGCCTAGAGCAGCCGGGCTTATACTAACCAGTACAGCCTTTGAAATGGAGGTACATAGAATGCTTTGTCAAAAATGCAACGGGCTAGTGGTGATCGAACGGACTCCGCATACCAGGGACGAGGACACAAGCTATGATCCGATTCAGGAGCGTTGCCTGAACTGCGGCCGGATTAGCTCTAGACTGATTCGCAAGAACCTAGCAAAGCCCCCCGTCGTTGGCTCTGTCCTGCTAGACATGGAGCTGACCCCTGAACTGGTGGAGGTGTGATAGCCCTCATATTGCTCGTTACAGCTTTTGCCGTCTACCTAGTTTCAGAGCTATTTTTAAGTGAATAACTAACCAATGGAGGACACTATGAACCACGACGAAAAATCAAAAGCGATTGCGGTTGAAGTTATGCAAGCCCTGGAGTCCATTGTCGAAAAGATCGCCCCAGGGGCAACGACCGCGGACGTATGCTCAGGTCTGTTGCTTGCAGCCGCTTCAACGATGTTTGACGAGGACAACTTGCCCACGCCTAACCCCATAATCAATATGGTAGGGGCTAGTGCGGTAGCGGCTGGGAGTAACGAAGTAGGCTTGTTGATAGGCTCGATTATAAAGGCGTTTCACGACGTGCATAAAGACTCTAGCCTATACCGGGCAATGGCGCAGCAAGCTAAGTCGGCCATGTATAACTAGGGGGCAAGGATGAAACACACACCAGAGCCGTGGGAAGTGAAAGAACTTACGCATGTCCATGACGGCATAGATATACAGACGTTCTCCGTCAGTGCCGGGGGCCAGGTCATAGCCGTCGTTGGCGGGGCAGATCGGCACCATAACGACGTGCATAAAGCTAACGCACATCTTATTAAAGCAGCCCCTAGAATGCACAAAGCTTTGAAGCGTACACTGCTTTTTGTATACTACAATCCTAGGGTACAAGACCTAGTGCCAGAGGCGCTAATAAAGCTTATTGAACAGGCATTGCAGCATGCCAAGCCGGAATAGAAAGGCTGACCATGGAACGGTATGATTCTGACGGCTTGCTCGAAGTGATTGGAGACCTACGCAAACAAGTGGCCGACCTGACGGCGCAGCTGGAGGCGGCGCGGGGGGAGCGGGATCACGCGAAAAAGATGGAACAGATGCAGAAGGAAGTAGCGGATAATCAAGCGTGGTGGGTGCAGAAGCATCGAGCAGAAGTCGATAACTTGAACAGGCAATTAAACGAACTGTCTACTGTGGCGAATCAGCGTTTCGATCACATTACGGTGTTACAGGCCGAGCTGACCACGCTGCGGCAGGAGCTAAAAGAGGCACAGGGCAATTATGATCGAGCCTGTATGACCGTGGCAAGTATGCACGCAGCGGCCACTGGCATAGTCGGCGAAGGCCCAAGGCGTGGGGTCGTTGAAGATGTAGCCGATATGCGGGCCGAGCTGACCACGCTGCGGCAGGAGCGGGACGATAGCCAGACGATCCTAGAGACGATGATGGTGTCGCTAGAGGAAGCTGGGTTCAAGCAACCGACGCATACCCTCCAGCTCAAAGCTGCATTGGCCGAACTTCAAACGCTGCGGGCCGCGCTGGAAAGTATCGCAAAGAATACATGTTGCGGACCATGCCAAGAAGCGGCGCTGGTCGCTCAACATGCGCTCGCCACGCGGCAGGTCACGCCGGAGGAGGGGGCATGATTCAGATTAAATGTGTAGGTTGTGGGCATCGCGAAGAAACAGACAGTCACATGCAGCCGTTTTGTCCCTTCTGTGGAAGTCCCATGATTGCGGTGAGCGCATCAACCAAGCCGCGTAAGTCGCGCAAGAAACCACAGGACACCCTGAGCGACCAAGCCCTGATGCGGCTGCAGGAAGCGGGCTCGGAGCGGCTGGGGGGAGGGGAGGAGGAGGGATGAGTCCAATACAGAAGCTACGAATTACCGTTACCAAGACAGCAAACGGCGAAGATGAGTATGTGCAGATTATGAGTGGCGATCACTTTACGGTCAATGTCGTGCTGATTGCCGATCAGATTGAGATTGTGGATGATCGACCGGCTAAGAAGACAGGCAAGAAAAAGCCATGACCCGCCCTGACTGGGACATGGTACTGGAAGCGGCCTTGTGGGGCACGAGCTACGGGATGATTGTGAGCGCGGTCCTGCTCGTGGGCTATGTGCTGTATGGCTGGATGAGGGGGTGAGGGGATGACACGAGATGAGCTGTTCAAAGTTCAAGCAGCTAGTGACAAAGTGCGCAAGGAGTACGCTGAGTTGCAGGCCGAGAATCAGCGGCTGCGGGAACTCTGTGAGCGATTACAGGCCGCGACCGAGATGGACGCTTTTTATCGCTGGCATCACAAGACAGCTCCGTGCGGAGAATGCCACCGGAGTGGTCTGATTCAGCCAGATCCCCGCCACGGGTGGACATGGGATCAATGGTTAGAGACTGCTAAAGAACAGATACGTAACACCATTTTACAGGTGAACCCATGACCGACGAGACGGCCCAGCGAGCGGCGGCAGAGCGGCTCGTATCAGATTTGGTGGTTGTGTATAGGAATAAGGACGATGTTGACATTGCGTTGCGTGCCCTCAATGCCGCCTACCGCGCCGGGCTGGCGCAAGGCAAAGCAGAGGGCATTAGCGCAGCCCTATTGATTTCTAGTGGACGCGAGATTGGCGAGTGGCGACAAACGATGTACACCGAACTCGACCGGCTGGCCCGCGAGGGCAAATGATGTGGACACGCCGCGATAAGCTCGGGCTGGCAGTGCTGATGCTGTGGGTGCTGAGCCTGTACGGGGTCATTGTGTGGCACCTGGGGCCGAGATTGGGGTGGTGGTAAATGTGGACATACGAGAAACCCATTGAACCAGGCTGGTACTGGTACTGGGGACCTGACGAAGCCTTGCAAATAGGCTATGTGCGTCATGACGGCATAGTCCTGTTTCCAGTTGATATGCGCCGTATGGAAAACTTGCAGGGGAAGTGGCAAGGGCCGATTGAGCCTGACGGCTATGCCCCGGAGTCGGAGTAAACTACGGAGTAGCATTTTTAGTAGCACTCAGTGCTGAAATATGGCGACAAACCGACGTGCTGCAAGCATTATGCCATGTAATTAGCACAAGTATCTGGATATAGCTCGGTACAGCTTAGCCCGCGTCATTACTAGGAAAGTCTAGTACTGGCGCGGGTTTTGCATATGCATCCATAAAATGTTATATAATACTACTCTAAGATTGTGAGTCTTGATACCTAGCTATATAAATCAACTAGTTATCGCTAGGTGGTAGCAGTTTAGTAGCAGGGGTTGTGACTCGGGCTATTTCCATCGCGGCCTGCTTTGTTCCTAACGGAGTATGGTCGTAGTTCCTCGTCGTTTCGACGGAGCTATGCCCCACGACAGCCTGAACAGCAAACAGCGGAGCGCCGTGCGCCAAGGCGTTGGTGACGCCGCTATGCCGGAGCATATGAGGGCTTAGTTTGACTCCAGCCCGCTTACCTAGAGACCGTACACGCTGGTAGACCGAGTAGCGGGATACGCGGTTGCCTTTGTGCATAAACACATAGTCCCCGCTAGAAAACTCTTTAGCCTTTTTTAGGATCTGCAAAACCTCGCCCGTTAGCGGCAAATGCTTCGTCTTCCGTTCCTTTGGATTTGCAAACTCTAGGTAGCCTGCCCCCCATTTCACATCTTGCCACCTGAGGTTAGCTAATTCGGATGCCCTGCACCAGGACACCCGCAAGAAATCTAGGACGTTTAGCCAGAACGGATGCCCCTTACACGCGGCGGCTTCGATCTCGTCAGGAGCAACGTACTTTTTGATTGTTGGCATGCCTTTATCGACACGGCGCACCCCGGTCCAGGGGTTTACGTCGAAGTACGCAGGACGACGGGTCAAGCCCCATCCAAAGATAGCCTTGAGCGTAGCTAGCTCGCTATTCCAACTCCGGGGGGCTATCGACTTCAGCCGATGTTGCTTATAGGCGTCCAGCAACGCCTGGTCTACGTCCTTTAGGTCAGGGTCCTTTTCGCGGGCCACATAGGCAAGGAAGCAACGCAACTTGCTTTCCTCGTTACACCTGGTGAGTTCCGCCTTATCGGGCTGTCCGTGCAGCCGGTAGTCCTCTAGGAACGCGGATAGCTTTACATTTCTGGACTGCTTTGGCGCTGGCAAGTCTAAGGCGATCCTTGCTCGCTCGCTTTCCAGGCGTTTCTCAAGTTCCGCACACCTGGCTAAGGCTTCGCGTTTATCGCCAGCACGGAGGCTCGCTTTATGCCGTGACGGCTTAGAGTGCTTGCCGCAGTACCCCGCGGTACATGTCCAGAAGGCGTAATATACGCCATTAATCTTAATGGGCGTCATGTTCCCCCCTCCGGCTTTCCGTCCCTGGAAGCTTAATTTTCCAGTCGTGATCTATTCCGTAGGTGCTTGCCAACGTCAAATAGTTCTCCAGCGCAGCCTTCCCGAGCTGGCTAATCGACGGTATCTTTTTATGCATATCGAGGAACGCTTGGACCTTTTCCCAGGTCGCTTCGTCCACGTTCTGCAATGCGATAACATGCTTGTCTTTGCCTTCCTTGACTCGTGATGCCATTGGTTTCCTCCCTGTTTGTTTTTTTGGTTTTCCTCCTGGCTCCATTGGGTCCGGCCTCCCACATGACGTTATATAACGATAATGCCATGTGCGGAGTATAGAGCGGTCAGGCTATCTCGTCAAGTCCCTAGGGCCGTTTTAATGTAAAATATTTTCGTTTATTTTATTTCAGGCCGTTGTATGTCGTTATATACTGTTGCTATATCGTATGGCACTGGAAATAACCCTAGTTCTTCTGTCGAGCATATACGACACCCCCCATGTGAACCCCTACGAACGGGGACTGGTAAAGCCCCTTGACAGAATACAACGACATACGATAATATGCATGTATAACGTAGCGTGGCATGGCGGTATGCGTCAATACTGACAAGAAAGGGGGGAACATGTATGTAACAGGCGACGATATTGCAGAGAAATACGGCGTTACGAAGGGCACAGTAAATGCATGGAGGAAGAAACTAGACATGCCTTGCATCAGAATGTCAAAAGGAAGGCGCGGCGGGCTGGTGTTATTTAATGCCGAAGAAGTCGAGCGATGGATTCAAAAATTTAAACAAGGGGTGCATGTATGACGCCAGAGTTTAGGCTTGCTTTGCAGAATGAGCAGTTAGTGGAAGCGCTAGAGGGGGCCACTGTTTTGAATGTCTACCTGCTTAACAAGCTTGGGGGCCAGCTTACGGTAGACAAGGACGAAATGGCGCGGATCTGCAACGAGTTCTCTAGAATTGACTGGGGGGTAAACCGCGGAGCCATCGTAATTAAGCTGTGCTCCACCCCGGAAAAGGAGGCTGCGTATGACAAGTCTAGTTTCTAGCCAGGTCTCGGATGCTGAATTTACTACCGTCGTGTCCGAGCTTCGCCCCCTCCTGGTCCGGAGGGCTGCGGGCATGGTGCGGGACTGCGGCGATCCTGAAGACGTAGTCCAGCAAGCCCTGGCAGACTGCTATGCCGCCTTAGAGCGATACGATCCAAGCCAGACGCAGCTTAATACCTGGATCACGGCCCAGGTAGACCGTCGGGCGTCGAATGCCATTCGGGATCATTTGAACCGGCAACGACTAGAAGCGCAGCCGGAGGGCTTTGATGACACAGTCGAGCAAGCGCCGGACGTAAAGCGGGCGCAGCGCAAGCTAGGGCTAGATAAAGAAAAGAG